TATCCCGAGCCAACTCCGGAGTACTCCGGAGTACTCCGGAGTACTCCTGCAACGAGTGAGTCATTTGCGGAGTACTCCGCTCAGAGGAGAGGAGAGGAGAGAAGAGGAGAAGAACCCCCCTACCCCCCAAGGGGGGAGGCGCGCTCCGCGCGCGGCTGCAACAGGACCACAGGCCGAGGTCATCCGGCACTGGATCCAGGAATGGGCTCGGACGAGACTCGGCGCTGAGTGGAAGATCGCCCCGCGCGATTGCGCACACTTCTCAGCGCTCCTGACGCAGTGGGATGTGCGGGAGGTTTGCGACAGGATCACGCGACTCCTAGACAGCGCAGACAGCTTTCACCTCCGAGCTGCAAGCCCAGGCATCCTCGAGCAGAACTTCAACCAGCTCGCTGTCGAGGTTCGCGTGGCGCCCAAGTTCACCTCGATCACTGACCAAAACCTTCAGAACCTCGAAGAGGCTCGACGTATTGTCGCGGCTAAGTCCAACGAATCGGAGTACCTGCTATGAAACTCGAAGACGTCATCAAACTCCTCGACCGACTCGTCGCGGCTTTCCCGAACCAGTCGATTTCCGGCAAGACGATCGCGCTCTACGCTGACCGACTCTCGCGCTTCTCCGAGCACCAGATCCGTGTCGCCGTCGCGCAATCGATCGACAACGAACTGAAGTTTCCGAGCATTGCTGCGGTGTGCGAGCGCGCCGGTCTTGCTCCGCGCGATCTCGGCAATCTGGACGAACTTCCTGTCCACATCGACCGAGCGCTGACACCTGGACGCAAGCATCGATTCCGCGAGTACATGGATTCGTCGCTTGCGGGACAGGAGTTGGATGAGGCGGAGCTTGTCGGTCCAACAGGAGAGCGCAGTTTTCCGAATGCCGTCTTTTGGCGTGCTCACGAGGCACAACTTGCGTTGACCCGTGAACGGTTCCCGTTTCATAACCCGCCATCCGAACGTAACTCGTTCGGTAAGCTACTCAGGAGTCGGCTATGACTAACACCACCGGCAAAACATTCCAACTCTACGGTCTCCGCGCGGTGCGTAAGAACCTGAATCGCACACAGGAAGAGGTATCGAGCCTGACGAACTTCGGACGCGGAGCGATTCAAGCTATCGAGCGAAAAGGTCGCCCCGTCACCGAGGAAGAGGCCCGCCAAATTGCAACAGCACTTGGAACGAGCGTCGCCTTCCTGCGGCAAAAGCCAGGACGGCAGACATTCATCGCGGGCTGCTCGCCGGATGAGGCGCAGGATGCAACCGAGCTATGACTGACAGCAACGCCCGCCTGATCGAGCACGCCGAGACAAAAGGCTTCAACTCCAAGGTCTTCGTGTCGCGGCACGACAAGCGGCTCGAGTCGCAGCGTGTCCGCCGTGCTGCCGGTCGCGCGCTCTCGGCTCTCAAGTCGCTCGAGCTCGTCCTCGGCGACGACTACGATGTGCCGGGCTCGATCCCAAGGAAGATGCGCATCGAAGCTGCGCTCTACGTCCAAGCTGGTTTGGATCGAGCGCTTCGTTCGGGACTTGCTAAGCAGTATCAGGGACCACAGAAGTCGGACAAGCCAAGGATATGTGACGAATGAGCCCAATGAGCAAAGAAGAACGGGAGGCGCTACTGACAGCCGTGATCGACATGGCCGCGGAGCGGGACGCCAAAATCAGCCACATCGAGGTTCCGTACCACATCTTCAACGACATGATCTTTGAGCTTGAGACACGCGGCGTTGCTTTCGAGCGCAACTCGACAGGAGAGGGGATTGTGGAGATCGCGTTCAACGGCGTGCCTGTGAAGCCGCCGCACACGGTTGTTTTCCCGCGTGGCGAATCGTGGGCTGTTGGAATTCAGGAGAAAGCATGAGCAGGGCAAAAGCAGACGATCAGACGACTCTCGGCTGGCTCGCACGATCCGCCGTCAACGCGCACGTCGACATCACGCTCGTCAAGGAATCCGATCACCCGTGCTGCGCGAGAGCGTGGGCGAAGGGCTGGCTGACGGAGCCCACGTTCGTCGGCGACAGCGAGCCGCCGAAGCTCATGCCGCTCACCAACTGCGGCGTCGAGAAGGTGAAGAAGTACATGGAGCGCAGTTGAAGCTATTCGCTTGGTTCCAGGAGCGCACGAAGCACATCGACGTTCGACGGCGCTGCGTGAACATCCCGATTCCGCACGGAGACCGTATTGCTGAGCATCGCTGGCTCCGTAAGGTCACGCGCGACATCAACCGTCCCGTCGACCTCTACGCGCCTATTGGTCTGCACCTCATCTACCGCGCATGGATCTACAAGTGGTACTGGCTCGTTCCGCTGATGAACGCTGGGTTCTACGATCTCGAACCAGGTGCATGTTTTTGGGATGGGCACTTCACGCTGTTTTTCTGGCGCACGTTGCGCAAAGACCGTGAGCGCAGAATCCAGCAATGATCCGCGTCCCGACACAGCGCGAGCTCGACGCGCTCGACAAGGAACTCGAGCGCTATCCCGAGCGCGAGCGTGACAACCACCGCTTCGCGCGCTTCTTCTCCTACGCGGACAAGAACGCTCTCTACTGCCGTGAGGTTCCGGTCTACAAGCGCGACAGCAAAGGCCGCGCGTTGCTCGACGCGAAGGACCGCTTGCAACCGACAGGCACGCGCCGATTACCGTTGCGTCGCCGTCAGTGGATCGAGGCGTACTGCCGAATTCGTGACAAGCACGGCGACATCGTGCCGTTCATCCTGAACGCTGAGCAACGCACGATGGAGTGCGCGATGATTCGGGCCGAGCGTGCCGGATTGCCGGTGCGCCTCGTGCCGCTGAAGCCGCGGCAAGTCGGCATCTCGACCTACATCGAAGCTGTCGTCTTTGAGCAGGCCATGCGTCGCTCAAACGTGCGCGCGCTGATCGTGGCGCACGACGATCCGACCGCCGCCGCCGTGCTCTCGATGGCCGACCTGATGAAGGACAAGCTGCCGAACACGGTCGACGAGCGCTGGAAGTTCGACATGCGACACGACGCCAAGGGCAAGCTCGTGTGGCGCGAACCGATCTCGGCCGAGCTGACGGTTCAGTCAGCGAAGAAGAAGAACCCTGGCATCGGCGTGACGCTGATCGTGCTGCACGCCAGCGAGACCGCGAAGTGGGAAGACGCGGCGCGCAAGGCGAAGGAGATGCTGCAGGCGCTTCCCACGAAGCCCGGCACGTTTGGCTTCATGGAGTCGACCGCGCAAGGCGATCAGGGCTACTTCCACGATCTCTTCTCGGAGTGCTGGGACGAGCGACACGTTTCGCTGCGCGAGAAGAAGTCAGTCTGGGCGGCTCTCTTCTTCCCGTGGTTCCTGCACGAGGACTATCGCTACTCGAAGACCTACGGTGTCGGCCGCGAGATCACGAAGCAACAAGAGCGCGCGCTGCGCGAGACGATCACCGCGGAAGAGGAGTGGCTGCTCAAGACGACGTACTTGCGTCGCTGGACGCCGCAATCGAAGTGGTTCAGACGCGAGGGTCGCTGGGCGCGCGAGGACGTTGGACACGTCAGAGTCTCGATCGATCAACTCTTGTGGCGGCGCGCGAAGATTCAGAACGATTGCAATGGCGACCCGCTGCGACCCGACACTTGGAACTCATTCTACGAGGACTACCCCGCACTTCCAGAGCAAGCGTTCCTTGCCTCCGGGCGTCCGATCTTCGACGCTTCGACGATCAACGATAGACTGCGTGACGTGAAAGAGCCTCTGTTCCGCGGCGAGATCGTAGACGAGTCAATCAGCGCGAGCGACTTCCGCGAGGCGGACCTCGGTATCGATGTGTCCGAGAAGCAAATGGCTGTGGAGATCGAATGATGAACCAACCGCACGACCCGCGCTGCTGCGAATACTGCGACCGGCCGATCACGCGCGACGGCAAGGGTCGCTGTCGAAACTGCGGTGCCGCGATAGCGCCCTTTGAGACGATGGTGCTGAAATCCGGAGCGATCTACGAGTTCAACGGAGACCCGCGGCGACTGCTCGCGCTTGAGCGGATACACGGTCGAGCGCCGCTCTTCATTCCCCCGCAGGCATGAAAGCCGAACTCGATAAGCGCAAGCTCAAGCTCCTCGACATGCGTCGCGGCGGTCTCGAAATTTGGCAGTACCCGCAGCCGCAGCAACGCTTCGTAATCGGCGTCGATACGTCGAGCGGTGGACCTCAAGGCGACTTCGCCGTTGCCGCGGTGTGCGAGACGGTGACGCGCGCGCTCGTGGCCCTCTGGCGCACGAAGCGTGACCCGACCGAGTGGGGCCGCATGTGCGCCAACCTCGGCTGGTACTACAACACGGCCATGCTCGCGTTCGAGACGCATCCCTCGCAGCACGGGCTCTCGGCCTGCAACGCCGCGCGCGAACGCGGATACCCGCAACTCTTCCGACGCCGCCAAGAAGGCACGATCACGAAGACGATCACCGACGAGCTCGGATGGGCGACCACCGCACGCACCAAGGGCCTGATGGTCGACAAGGTGCGCGTCGCGCTGAAGGAAGGCTACTCCATCCCCTCCGATACATTATTGAGGGAACTCAAGAACGGAAAGTACGCCGAGAGCGGGCTCATCAAGTTCGAGGGTCGTGACGACGCCTTCGTTGCCTACTCGATCGCGCAGAAAGTGTGCGACATCGCGGTGCAGGGCGGCTTCGTGTCGGAGGAAGGGCCGGAGCCTTGGGACTGGACGAAAGAGCACTGGAAGGCTAGGAAGAAGGCAATGGAGGGCGGATCATCGCAGGGCGCGAACACCGGCCTCCAGGTCTACGATGGCATTTGAACTGCTCGCGCTGCTCCTCTTCGGTCTCCTCGCGCTCTCCTACGCGCTCGTGACGAACTGGATGATGCAGCGCGCTTTCACCGAGAACCGCGACTTCGCGAAGCATCTTCTCGATGAGAACCGCGAGCTGATTCGGCTCCTCGCCATTCGCGGCGAACCGGGCGGCGTGCAGCAAGTGATTCAGCGCCAGCAACAGACCGAAGCACGGCAACACCAGCCAGTGCATCCGCCCGAGCTTGTCGTCACACCCGAGTATTGAGCCTCGTCAAGGGAGACCGAGCGCGCGGAGCGCTTGAGATTTTCCGGAAGCGACTGCCCTACAAGCAGTCGACGAGCGATCGCATTGCCCTCGAAGAAGGTGCGATCCGCGAACTCGGGTTCTTCGCCGGCAAGCAACACGCGGCGCTCCTCGGCAATCAGCTCGTCGATGTTCCTCCGCGCGAGCACGAGATCCGCTACAAGGCGAACTTCGTCAAGCCCGCCGTGCTGCGCGCAGTGGCGAAGCTCATGGAGCTCGCGCCGAAAGCTGCCGTTGCCCCGCCGGATGGCGTCGGCTCCGCGCGCGCTCGTGAGATCAGTCGCATCAGCGAGGGCGTTCTACGCCACATCGTCGAAGCGTCAAACCAGCGCCATGAGATGTTCATGGTGTGGCTGTGGGCAGCGATCAACGGCACCGCGTTCCTGAAGAACGTGTTCGATCCGGAGGGCGGCGACCCCGAGCGCTTTTATTGGGTCTCGCCAGAAGACAAGACCGTCGTTCCCGACCAGTACCTCTCGGCTGAGGACAAACGACAGCGCGATGCGGCGCTTCTTTTCGACGACCTAGCGACCGGCGAGGTCTCCTGCGAAGCGTGCAGCCTGTTCCAAATCTACCCGGACAACCACTCGCGCCGAGGCCTCGACAAGTGCCGATGGATCTTCCAGGTCCAGTATCTCGACCGCGAGTTCATTGCCGAGAAGTTCGGCGTCGACCCCGACGACATCAAGACCGAGCCGGCATCGGGCCGCATGCAGCGCTGGGAGGAATCACTCGCGCTCATGTCGACTGGCACGACGACGCGCTTCTACAACGGCATCCAGTCGGAACGCGAGCGCAAGGATCGCGCGTGGTTCGGCCAGATGTGGGAACGGCGCTCGAAGGCGTACCCCAAGGGTCGCTACGTTGCGATCGCGGGCGAGACCGTGCTCCGCGACAACAACAATCCCTACGTCGGAGATCCGCGCGGCTGGTGCGAGATTCCGTTCGTCAAGGTCGACTGGACGCCGATGCCTGGCCGCTTCTGGGGACTCTCACTGGTCAACGACCTGATGAATCCTCAGTTTCGCTACAACGAGTCGCGCTCGAGGATGGCCGAGTTCGAGCGCATCCACGGACGCGCGGCGATCTTCGTGCCCACGGGTTCGGGTATCACGCCCGGCATGATGACGATCCAGAACGGCGCCGTGTACGAGTACAACCCGGCTGGCGGCGGCAAGCCCGAAGCCGCGCCGGCTCCGCAGCTCCCTCCTGAAGTCGCGCAGAACGCTGCGACCGCGCGCTCGGAGATCGGACAACTCTCGGCGCAGTCCGACATCGAGGGCTCGAAGATGCCCGGTCAGCTTCGATCCGGCCAAGCCTGGGCCGCGATGCAGCACGAGCAGGACATCACGCTCACGGTCACGACCGAAGGACTCTTGCGCGCGCACCGCGACTGTGGCCGTCAGTCCCTTGCGATGGCGAAGATGTTCTACGACGCGCCGCGCATCGCGAAGTACCGCGGGCCTTCGGGCGATTGGGCGATCATGCAGTTCCAGTCTGCCGACCTCTCGACCGACGTTCACATCCTCGGCGAGCCGGGCGAGATCGAGACCACCTACGCGCACGACCGGCGCATTCTCGAGATGGCGCAAGCGCTGCCGAACCTCTTCGCCGATCCGAAGATGCAGGCCGGCATGCTGAAGGCGCTGCGCTTCCACACGGAAGCCGAGCTCGTCGACGACGTGCTTCAGCACGAGGCGCAGCAAGAGGAAGAGATGCGCCGGATGATCGCCAACTTCAAAGCGTATCTCGATCAGCCGTTCCCGGTGCTGCCGTTCGAGGACGACACCGCGCACAAGCGCGTGCTTCTGCGCACGTTCACGAACCTCGAAGAGATGGATCGCTTGAACAACGACCAGAAGGCCGTGCTGATGGCGCACTGGACGATGCACGACAACCAGGAGCGCGGAAAACAAATGCAGCAACTCCAAATGCTGCAAGCAACCCAGGGGACGCCGGGCGCTCCTGGAAAGGCTTCACAACCACGCGCCCGCGCAGGATAGTCATGCCCGAATTGATTCCGACCGAGCGCACCACCAGCGCTCCCAAGAAACCGATGGTGGAGTCCCAGGCCGACGCGAAAGCGCTGCTCCTCCTCGAACAAGAGCGCACCGAAGAAGCGCGCCTCAAGGCCGATCTCGAGGACGACTCGAAGTGGCACTACTACGTCCGCTGCTACCGCTGCCACGAGAACGGCCAGCACCACGTTGGCGTCTACCTCACGAAGAACCCGCGCGGCGGAGTCATCACTCAACACGAGTGGTACAGTTCCTACAAGAACCGCAACGATCCGTGGCCGGGCGACATCCTCTGCCAGGAGTGCTACAAGCCCGACGCGGAGGGCGAGTGCACGGGTGAGGAGTTCCAGCTCAAGGTGAGCTACGAGCCATCGACGAAGAAGAAGGGCTCGATGTTCTACGTCGACCCGAACTACTTGTGGCGCTTCGCCAAGGACGGCGAGCTCGCGAAGAAGTACGGCCGACACCGCGCCGTGCGCGTCGCGTATCGCTCCGGCAACGAGCAGTTCGCCGCGATGCCGAACGAAGAGAGAAAGGAGCTCGTCCGTGGCTGATACCCCGCAAGCTCCCGCAGTTCCGGTCGCCGCCGCACCCGTCACGCCGCCTGCCGAGAAGCCGGCCGCTGAGATTCGGATGGCCGATGTCGACGGGCACGTCGTCCTCAAGACCGCGCGTGGCGAAGACGAGATCGTGCCTCTGTCCGTGCTCATCAAGGACGCGCAGATGTACAAGTCCGGGCAGCAAATCCTCGACGAAGGGAAAGAGAAGTCGAGGGTCTTTGCCGCAGAGCTGGCTGATGGCAACAAGTGGCGTCAGGAGCAGGAACTTCTCGCGCGCGACCCCAAGGGGTATGCTGCGCTCAAGCTGAGGCAAGCGAGCATCGCCAACGGTGCTCCGATCGAACTTCAGCAACCGAACACCCAAACCGATGATGACGGCGACCCCGTACCGCGCAACTCCAGCGCGACCGAGGCGCGTCTTGCGCGTGTCGAGGCGAATCAACACCAGATCGCCACGAACCAACACCAGGAACGTATTACGCGCGAGATCAGAGAGGCGCTGGACGAGTATCCAGCCCTGAAGGATCCGACCAACGCGGACCTTCGAGTCGAAGCGGAGAAGGTGCTACTCGCCGCCAAGGTGCTTGACGCGAACTCCAACGCACGCGCGGAAGCTCGCAGCTTCCATTCGGCGCTGATGAGATCGCTCGGTGCATCGAGGACGGTAATCCGTGACACGCGACAGGATCGTGTGGCGAACATGCCCGCGATCTCTCCGCAGACCGGGATCCCGGATGCGAAGGCGCTCGAAGCTCTCGAAGCCCCCAAGGCTGCCGACTTGAAACGTGGCGGCGCGGAGTGGCGGAGAAAAGGGATGGCCTTCCTTACGAAGCTCCAGGGCGGCGGGGGATAGCCTCGAAAAGGAAGTGGCATCATGCCCGGTATCGATACCGCACCCGGCGCACTCGTCGGGAGCCCGAACATTGGCACCCTGAGCGGAAACGCCATCTGGGACCAACTCGTTCGCAACATCATCATGCCGACCATCATCGACGGTCGGAACCAAGCCGTCCCCTTGCTCGGGTTGCTCAAGACGAGCCCCAAGCACGTCGATGGTCGCTTCTTCGGAGAGAACGTGCGCTTCGGCCGCAACTACGGCGGAACGAGCGCGATTCACCCTGAAGGCAACATGCCCGACCCGCTCTCGCAAGGCATCTACCAGTACATGAGTCGCGTCGTCGACGCCTACCTGCGCATCAAGCTCTCCGGAGCGTTGCTGCGTCGAGCGCAAGGCGACGGCATGGTCTCGATGCTGGACCCCTTGCAGTTCGAGTCGGAGGGCGCCATCGACGACCTCGCGATCAAGCAGGAGATCCAACTCCACGGTGACGGCTCGGGCCGACGCGCGGAAGTCTCCTCGGTCGCGGCGGGCTCGGTCACGGTTCGCCTGAACCAGGACAACGTGGGCACGGCGAACTGCACGAGCAGACCGACGATCTACCTCGACGTCGGGATGCGCATCGCGTTCGCCTCGGCGGCGGGCACGATCCGCACGGTAGGCGGCCAGCAAGCCTTCTACGTGATTTCGGTTCCCTCGAGCAACACGGTGGCCTTCTCGCTGACGCCGGGTGGCGGCGTGTTCGACCTGACGGCGGGTGCGGTCATCCAAGTCGGTGACTGGCTTGTCGACGCGGCCCGCGACTCGTCGCTCTCGTCGACGCCCTACATGGATACTGCTTTCAAGCAGGAGCCGATGGGCATCGAGGGCATCTTCCGTGACGTGGGCGTGCTCGACGGCATGGCGATCTCGACCGCGGGACAGCAAACTGGTTCGGTCGACTACTCGCAAACGTCGGTCACGGCGCAAGCGGTCGGCTTCCAGGGCGTGCAGGTGAACGGTGCGGCGCTCACGGCGTCATATCCGCCGCCTTCCTTCAATGTCGGAAACGTCTTCACCGCTGGCGGTGGTGCCGCGCGGCAGATCAGCGACACGCTGCTCCAGAAGCTCGTCTCCGATCCGATGGAGATCAACAACACGAAGATCGGCGTCTTGTGCTCGGCGTGGGCCATGTACACGTCGTACCTCGATACGCTGATCGGCGACAAGCGCTTCAACTCGACCACCATCGCAGGCGGTCACGCGAACTTCGGCCAGGACTCGGGCGTCACCTTCAACGGGATGAACTGGTTCAAGTCGCGCTTCGCGCTGAACAACAAGGTGTGGGGCTTCGACCTGGAATGGTTCCAGTGGTACGAGAACCAATCGCTCCAAGTCGCGACGGCGCCGGGCGGCAACCAATACGAGCGCGTGCGCGACAAGGATGCGTTCTGGCTCGCGATGGTCGAGTCGGGCCAGCTCATCGTGCATCACCGCCAACGCGCGGGCGGCGTATTGGTCGACGTGTACTAGTCGTCGACTGATGTTCACAGGGGCGGCCCAAGAAGCCGGCCGCCCCTTTTCCCTTCGCTCCTTCTCTCTGTTTCGTCGGCGTGGTCACGGACCACCGAAAGGAATTCGCTCATGGGTTTCACTCAAAAGAACGCACGTAAGATCCGGCTCAACCCCACCTACGGCAACATCCATCAGGTCCAGTCGCGGAAGATGCTCCTTCCGCCCTTTGTCGGCGCGACCGCGCCCGACGTGACTCACCCGTTTACGAGCATCGCGCAGAACCAAACCTTCGCGTCGCTTGCCGCCAACGCGATTGCGGCCCCGTTCTCGCAGAACGGCCAAGCAATCTTCACGAACCCAATGCTGCTCAACGGAGTGGCTGGAGGCGCCGGCGTCTATACGATCGGGCAGCCGGCGGGAGCTGCGGCGAATCGTGGTGTGTACCTCTCGATCCCGGCCATTGCTTCGCTTCAGACGGTGACGGCAAATGCAACGATGACGTGGCGTATTCGCGGCATCAATCATCTCGGGATTGACTTCATGCGCAACGGTTTCGTGGAGACGAGCTTCGGCACGAACAACGGCTTCCATGAAGGCGGCATGTGCTGGCAGTACATCGACACGATCGAGATCCTGTCGTATTCGGGACCAGGAACCGACACTCTGAGTGTGGGTTGGAGTAATGCGCACGGCACGCTGTCGACCAATCGCCTCCCGATACCCTGGGATGCGGCGCTTGTCTCCGAGATCATCGGTGTTGTGCTCGTGAACCCCGGAACATCTGGTGTGTTCGCAACGTGGACGATCGGTCAGTTGCTCAATCCTGTCCTGACGGCGAGCGCGCAGCTCACACCCGGCTTCGTCAACAGCGTCGTGCGTTTCCAGACGGGAAACATGACGACCCTTGGCACGACACCGCTTGAATACATCGTCATCGCTGCGGTCAACGCCATCAACTCCCACTGAGGCATCATGGCAATCAAGATCGACGTTCCGCCGAATCACCCGCTTCGCGATCGACACTGGCGACCGCCGAACCCTTCGTGGGCTTCGGAGGAAACCATCGCGCGAGTGCGGGCGGCTCTGTGGCGCGTCGATTCGCGCCTCGATGTCTGGTGGTATACGGCGATGCACCAGCATGACCGAGAGCACCCCGGCCGCTGGGCCATCATGTACTGGAAGCAGAAAGCGAACGAGTGGAGTGTGGTCTTCTTCTGGGAGGGAGTCGGTGGCTCCTTCCGGCCCCTCTCGGAAGAAGCCGTCACTCCGATCAAGAACGCGCTCGGCGCATGTGAGGAAGAGGCGAACGTCGCCGCCAAGCGCTGCGAGGAAGAGAACCGGCTGCGCAAGGAGAAGGACAAGGCCGAATTCCGCGAGTCTGTGTTCGAGTACGAGAATGACAAGCGTGCGCGAAACTTCGGATCGCGCCTGATCTCCGCGCCGGGGTACATCCGTCGCCGGAACGTCAAGCCCGAAGACTCGCAAAATTCAAACCACAACAAGTTCTTGAAGGAACGCGGGCTCAATCCGTGAACCTGACTGACACCATCACCGAGATTCGCACGACGCTCGACGACCCGTTGATCGATCGTAATGGCGCGACACTCTCGGTGAAGTTCACGGACGCGATGCTCGTCACAGCATTGCAGACGAAGCTGCGCTCGCTCTCGCGCATCCAGGTTTCGCGCGACGTTGGCTACCACAACTTCACGATGGTCCTGAACTCGGCCGACGCCGTTCAGATCATGCAGAGCGTTTGGCAGTGGCCGCTGCCCTCGTGGGTCGCGAACCTCGTCAACGTCTGGATCTTGAACCTCGGCGGACCGCTCAACCCGACGACGCAGCCGACCTTCTCGCCGTACCTGTGGCCGACGCCACCGATGATGAATGCGGATCCGTTCCCGCGCGCGCGTCGAAACTATCCCTACGGCTGGCGCTTCGACGGCAACCGCACCTTCCGCGTTTGGAACCAAGCGACCGCGCCGAACATGCTGCTCCAAGTGGCGAAGATCCCGGCGCGGCTCTTTCGCGCGACGCTCGACCAAGATCCTTCGAGCAAGACGACACTCTACCTGCCCCAGGCCTTGAGCCTCGGCACGCAGGACAAGGAAGAGGGCGCCTACATCAACGCCGAAGTCGAAGTCACGAGCGGTGCGACGACCGAGAACATCGGCCTGCGTCGTCGCTGCGTGTATTCCGCGAGCGTGAATCTCGACGAGACGCTGACGACATCAATCGCGCTCGAGACCGCGTTCGCTCAACAGCTCGAGCAGGGCGACACGATCGAGACGGCGATCCCGCTCGGTGAGGATCACTCGCGACTCTTGACGTTGCTCGCGGTGCAGTGGTGCTTCGAGCAGACCGCGAACCTTCCGGGGCAGAAGGCGATCGCGGACGAGCTGCGCCAAGAACTCATGGACTTCAAGGCGTATGTGTCGCCGCGCGACACGCAAGGGCCGGAGTTCTTCCAGTCGCAACCGATCGGATACGGTCCGGGCTACGATCCCGACCGCTCGTACTTCAACATCAGAGGAGTTTGGCCGTGACCGACTACTTCATGGACATCAAGACGGCGACCTTCGGTGGAACCGCCGTTCCGAACGATTCGACCGTTCACTTCGCGAGTGACGGGCAGGGCGGACTCACGGCGGCGACCTCGGTTGTCGCTGGAACCACGTTCACGGCCACAGCGACAGGTGGATCGGCGCTATCCGTTGCTGGGCTCACGGCGGGCACGAACTACTACGCCTTCACGAGCGATGGCTTCTATGCTCGCGCCACCGCAATCTCGACGACGGCCTTTACGGTCGACGTGTGGAAGCATCAGGTTTACGCGCGCGTCGGACGGATCCCGACCGGAACGATCACGATCCACACGCAGTGTATTGCTTCTGAGTTCCTGCTCACCGAGCTGCGATCGCTAAACATTCAGGGCAACATCACTGGACCGACGAACCTGTCGATCACGGACCCAATCGGAACTGTGCTGCGTGGCTTCACGATTCCGACCGCCGCTTTGCCGAACTTCATCGACCTTGGGCCGGAGGGAATGGAGATCCGCGGTCCGGTTGGGATCATCGTGGGCACGTTGTCGCAGCTCAACGCGACGCTTAGCTTCCAGTTGAAGAAGCCCGTTTTCGGCGGCGCAGTTCTCGGCCGCGTCATCTGAGATGGCCGCTCCGCAATCGGAGATCGAACCGCAATACAGGCCGATCCGAATGGCTCCCCTGGACGGGGGCATCGTCGACAACCAGGACGAGTCTTCGCCGACGTTCAAGGACAGCCAGACGCGCTTCTGCCAGAACGTCGACTTCGATCGGGGCTCTGTGGCAACGGCGCGCGGGATGCGCAAGTTCGGCAATCAGGTAGCGCCCGGGGGTGGGCTCCGCTTTCGCGCCGATCCTGCGCTTCCGCCGCTCTTCATCGAGTCGGGCAAGGCCGTGCCCGTGCGCGGCTACGCCCACATTCCCTACAACCAGGACACAGATATCGGCGGCCGGTTCGACTTCGAGGGCACGTTCCCCTCAAGTGACACCTACCACAACCGACGCGGCCGATCGTTTCAGCGCGACATCAGCTTCCGGATCCCGCCAGAGGAAAAGCTCTTCGAGGCGAACACGCGCGGAAGTGCTGCACCAGCCACGAACCCCGCGGGCTTCACGCCGCCGCACGGCTTCGATGAAGCGCTCGACGAGTGCTTCGTGCTCTGGCAGAAGGGCGGCGACGGCAACCCGCCGATGTCGGTCGGTCTCGGGGTCGTGAACATCGGCAGTCTCTCGCAGGCTGACACGTCGGGCACGCAAGCACCGGCATCGCGTCCTTCGAACTACGCGCTCTGCTTCATCTGGTTCGACGCGCCCGCGTGGGCTCGGCCCGCGCCGTCGATCATGGACTACAACCTGACGAGCGGGTTCCTGCCGACCGACGGCGCAAACGGCGGACAGCACTCGACGCAAGCATTCCGCGCGCTGCTCATTCATCAGTTCGTAGAGCCGGGCAAGACCTACCACGTCTCCGTGCAGCTCAAGCTTGACAGCGGGACGCAGGGCGGAATCGCGACGAACACCGCTTGGCAGAACGACGGCTACTTCAAGGTCTGGGTGCGCGAGGACCGGAAGAAGACGCTCTCGAAGTTCACCGCGATTGATAGCGGTTCGGGCGTCACGTTGAACGGCATGGAAGTGTGGAAGGGTCCGCAGGATTCAGCGCGCTATCTCACGAAGTACGGCATCCGCTTCGCCGGCCGCGACGCGACCTTCGTTGGCCTGGGCTTCCGAAACAACCCGTGGCAGAAGGCGAGCTTCATCCCTTGGGGCATGGACGCTGCGCCGCTTGTCAACGGCGGTTTCCGGATGGTCGACCGCTCGGCGAACACGACGACGGCGCTGTACGGCGGCGGCGTCTACACACTCACGGCGACGAAGATCGCGAACGGCGACGCCTTTGTGCAGATCAACCACGGAGGCTTCTCGGATGGAAACACAAACGGCGGTTTCGATCCTATGGCTATCTGGGGCGGCGCTGTCTATACGTCCTGGCTCGGACAGGGCAACGCTGCTGGCACTGTGCCGTTCAACTCGGAAGCGCTCCGCGGCTATCGCCTCGTGGCGACGAACGATTGGACGCCTGGCGCTCCTGCGGCGAAGGGCGCCGTCTTCTCGATTCTCAGCTACGCGCGTGTCGGTGGTCCGCTCTTTCAAGTCACGATCCAAGGGGGCGCGACGATCAACGCCTTCGCCGCGCAGCCAATCCTCGTCCAAGCCTTCCGCTGGCATCAGCGGCCAATCGAAGCATGCGAGCTGCGCACCTGGGCAGCGCCGCGCGATTACGAAGACCCGAGTCCGCTGATCGCTGCGCGCCGCAAGCTTTCGCTCGGCATGTCGCTACGCCTCGATGACGCGACCGAACCCGACATCGCGAACCTGCTCGAGCGCTATGCGATGGACGACTGCGGCGGCACGGTGATCCGCGAGACGGTTCGCGGCGGCGCGCGCAACGGATATCTGTGCCCGCAAGGTCTCGGCATCTCCGAGGGCGGTACGCGCGGCAAGAACCTGCTCTTCCTCTCAGGGGAAGGCGAGAAGGTTGCGATCGACTTCTCCACGAATCCGATCGTCAAGCGCGTCGTGGAGAGCGTGCTCGCGAGCGGGACGCAGGGCTTCGCGATGGAGCTCACCTGCATCTTCACCGAGGCGTACTACGGAATCATGGGCGTTGGCGAGAGCCTGCCCGACCTTCCGGCATCCGGGCTCTCAGGATCGCGCCCGCGCTTCGCGCCCGAGATCATGTCCTGGGACGTGAAAGATGCGGTTGGCCAAGGCTCGAAAGCCGTCGCGCGTCCGATCATGGCGCTGACGTTCCGTGGGCTTTCGAGCGACATCAGCTCGGCGCGCTTCAAGCGCCCGCTCGCGCCGTCTGTCGAAATCGCATCCTTCAGCGACCAGGAGGACGTGGATCCGATCGTGCCGAGCGATCTCCTCTCCTGGTACACGGCGGGCGGACTCGATGTCGCCCGCTACGATCAGAACGCCGGATGGGTCGGCAAACCCGTGACGCTTCAGGTTGGCTTTCAGCCGGTCATCGGCTCGACGGACACCTACGACGTGTACCTCGCGATGACGCCGAAGGATGTCTGGAACCCGCAATCGGGCGACGCTGGCGATGCGGAGTTCGCGTATTTCACGGCGGGCGGTGGAACTTACGACGTGGCCTACAAGACCGCGGCGCACTTCACGATCAAGAAGAAGGACATCTTCCGCTCGATCATCACCATCGGCGGCAAGCACAACCCGCGCGGTCTCGGGATGCACGACATCTCCGCGCGCATGCTGCTCGACGAGGTGCGCATCTTCGCGACGAGCGGGCCCGGAACGCTGCCGGCGACGAACGGAGCCGCGAACGTCACGCGCGACGGGAAGCTCGAAGGAACGAAGTGCCTGCCCCCGCGTGTGCTCAGTGCCGACGAACTGCTCTTGCCGCTGGGGCGGAACGCGCAGTCTGTGAACGTGACGGAGCGCTCGACGAACGTGACGCCGGCCGGCTCAGGCAGGTTCTTCCCCGGCCTCGCTTCGGCGAGTATCGATGCTGCGGACGACTGCATCATGTCTGTCGGTGGCGACGAGACGCTCATTCCGGCACCCGAGACGGACGGATCGAACCAGTCGGATGTCTACCGCATCGAAAGCGTCGCTGCGGATGGATCCTCGCTTACGCTCGCAACGCCCTACGCGAAGCCCTCGCGCTTGAATGCGCGCGCGGACTCTTTGCGCACGATTGGCTACACGGCGTTCGCGGATGACATCTCCGAGCGCGCGCTCACGGTCGGTACTGGCAAGGGTTATGACCCGGCCGTTTCGACCGTTGCGGACGTGATCCTCTCAGAGGATATGTGGGCGAACGAGACGCCGATCGACAACAACTTCAAGGTCCACGTCTTCCCGCTCGGCGTGTCGATTCAGGACACGCTTCCGAAGTGGGTACGCGGACTCGTGTCACCTCGACGCGGCAAGACGGGCGAGGGCATCATCGGTTTGCACACGCAGGACTCGACGATCTACGCTGCGGTGCGTGGATCGATCTACCGCGCCTATGATCGCTGGGTCGACGCGCAGCCTACGGCGTCGATCAGCCACGGGCTCGAGTTCATCGCTGAGAAGAACCGCAGCGCGGACTTCGCCGGCCTCTCCGTGCCGCAACACGACGACCGCATCGAGTTCGAGAGCCCGAGCGGATGGATCGTCTCGCCGAGCCTCACCGACGCGACCGTCACCTACCTCGACTGGCGCGGGCGGGTCGACGAGTTCCAGGAGTATCAGACGATCGTCTGGGTCGGTGCGCGCGATACGGATCCCGCGAAGTTCGCCGGCAATACGGCGGGCCTGCACAAGGTCTACGTGATCCTGCGCCTGAACCGTGGGCGTCCCGAGATCGCCTTCGGCTCGACGGCTTTCTACACGGGAACGACGCAGCCCGAGAAGGGCCTCTTCATCGCGACGGGCTCGGCTGTCGTGCCGCGCTCGGCTGACGTGCATGTGCGCTTCGGCATCACGACGCGCGCACTCGGCACGATCATGCAGGTGCCTTTTCTCTGGGTGAACGGCAAGGTAGTGCCGGTCGCCGTGAACGCGAAGGACAACGACGCCTCGATCACGCAAGCGACGGACTGGCTGCGAATGTCGACGCTCGTGCAGCCGGGCGATAGCGGCATCGCGTTCGTCGGTGCCGCGCGCGACAGCTACCGTGCCGCCCCGTCAGCACAGATCATCGCGTCCGCTGGTGAACAGCTCCGCGGTCAGCGCATCCAAGGCATCATCCATGGGTTCGCGGGCACGTTGTACGAATGCGTCGTCCATCGTGCTGCGGTGTGGTCGGGTAGTGCCCCCAACTTCGACCCGTACCTGCCGATCGCTGCAACCGATGTAATGACGTTCTCGATCCTTGGGCAAGCCGCCGAGGGCCGAGGTGCGAAAGTCAAGGACGTTGCCTCCGGGCAGTACGGCGTCATCCGATCGAGTCCCTTCATCTCTGTGTTCCATGAGATGGGCGAGTCTACCAGCCCGGTCGAGTTCGCCAACTTCAACGCTGACGTGTACGCGACCAATGGCGGTCGTCCGGTGCTCATCGCGGACGGCATCGGCCGACCCGCTGGTGTGCAGCCGCCGACGACGAAGCCAGCCTTCACGATCACGCGGCTTCCGCTCTGGCAGACGAACTTCCGCGACAAGACCAGTTCTGGCAATCCGGCGAACGATCCGCTTGACGCGAATCCGGTGGCCGGCGCTTTCCCGCGCTATCACTACCGCGCGGACGGCAACAGCTACCTTGGCGCGCTGCTCACGGACGCCGGCGATCAAGCCGCGATGATGTGGGCGAAGGACAAATACTTCGGCTTCAAGTGCTTCTGGCGTCCGCAGCAAGTGTCCGGGCGGCAGTCGATCTTCCGCAAGGGCTCGAGCAAGGAATCGGGCGGTCCCTACCTCGAATGTCGCGACGGCCATCTCTACTTCGGCTGGCACGACATCGATCTCAAGGAAGACGAGGACGTTCACACGGACATCCCCGTATTCAAGGCCGGCGAGTGCTACTACATCAATGTCCGCAAGCGCTGGCCGAACCAGGACGGAGCCGAGGGCAACTTCGAGAACAGCTACTTCTCGGATGGACGCATCCGGCGCTGGACGCTCAACACGGTCGTTGGAACTGGCTTCACGTTGGGCGAAACGATCAAGGACAACACGACGACTCTCAATGTCGGGCGCGTGGTGCTGGCATATCCGAACGCCTACAACACGGTCGAGATCGTTCTCACGGGCGTCGTTCCTGTTGGGCATGCGATCACCGGCAATTCGAGTGGCACCACGGCCAACTACGTGTCGCAGACTCGGCCGATGCACGACATCGTGGTCGTGAAGCACATGCCGAAGACGTTCATCTCGGATGTGAATCTGAAGGATCCGCTCGACTTCACGCCGGGCGCGCACCGCTCGGACACGTCGTTCACGAGCAACGCGATCTCCCCCGCGGGCTGCACGGCAACTGGTCTCGTTACTCTGCCTGGGCTCAGCTACACGGGCGCCGCGGCGGGGATCGTCAACTCGGACGTGGGCAACGTGTTCACGCCCGACATGATCGGGATGTACTTCCAGTTCGGGTCGGGCGCACTCGCTGGCGTGCTCTATCGCGTGCAGACGTTCAACTCGCTGTCGCAGATCAAAGTGGCCGACCCTGCCGGAGCGTTCCCGAATCTCGCTGGTCAGGTGAACGCATCGGGCGGCGTCTTCTCGGGTGTCAATCTCGTGAAGAGCGCGCGTTTCGATGCGTCGAAGTCGCCCGACGTGATGCCGACCACGGTCGAGATGTTCGGAAGCTCCAACTCGGCCGATCCGGTGAACGGACTCGTGCCGGGCCTGTGCGAGTTCTGGTGTCCCGGCTACACGGTCTCGCCCGTCGCGGCTGGCGGCACAAACGGCCAAATCTTCGAGAACGTGGACACGTCGGCCACAGGCGCGGTCGGCAGCGACCCGCTGCACGCTGGAACCGATTCGTTTCCATTCGCGCTCTACGACGGCCTTGGTGGGCAGTGCGAGCCGCTGCGCTGCGATGACAACAAGGCGTTCTATGTGACCGACATGCGCACCTATGCAGGCGGCGCGCTGATGGATGGAACGGTCACAACGCAGCCCGCGAGTGATCGCAAGGTTCCGAAGGATCCGCATGCTCCGAACACGAATCCGACATGCACGTCGACCGACACGGCGAGGCCCACATTCAACTACCTCCAAGATCCGGCGACGTGGGCCGGCGATCAGTTCATCGCCGTAGCGTTCCGCGATCCGGTGCAAAACGTCATCTCTAATCCCGGTCCGCCGCCTGACCCCGAATCGAACATCCTGCGCATCTCGCCCGCGAACGAAGACACGACCAATCCCGCGGGCCTCGTGCGCGTCAACCTGAAGGCACTTCCGGCCTCGCGCGACGCTGGCGACATCGAGGTTCTCGTCTTTCGCTCGCTGCAAGACGGCGACTCCACCGTTGAGTTCGAGGTCTTGCGCTTGCCGAGCGGTACGGCCGAAGCCTCGATGAACCCGCTCGAGCTGATCGTCACACAAGGCGCTGCGCTCGAGTTCGACAACGGCGCCCCGCCCGCATGTCTCATCGTGGGCCTGATGGGCGGTCGGATGATCTACGCCGGCCTCACCGATCTCGGCCAGCTCGACGGTCTCTACTTCTCCAAGCCCTTCGAGCCCGCGAAGGTGCCGGGCGGCAACTTCTTGCGCGTGAACACCGGGCCGGGCTCTGCGATCACGGGCCTGCAAGAGATCAATGGACAGATCATCGTCGCCAAGCGCGACGACATCTTCACGATCGCCTTCGATCCGCAGACCGGGCTTCCCTCACAGAACAAGATGTCGGGCGGCGCTTCCTGCACGGCGCCGCAGTCGCTCGTCACGGTCGACCAGCAAGTCTTCATGCGCGGCGACCGCGGGATCTACGTCGTCCAATACCACGCCTACCAGCTCAACTTGTTCTCGGCCTGGGCGTCGCAGAACCTTCAGCGCTTCTTCGCTGAGCTCGTCGACAAGCTTGCGGCTTCCAGCTCGTCGGCGGCGACCAATCGGCGCCGCAATCAGTACGTGCTCACGACGAAGCTCGACGGCCACTCGCTTACGGATCACCGCGTCGCGCTGATGCCCGGCAAGGAGCCAGTCTTCGGCCGCTACCAGGATCCCAACCTCACGGCGCTTGCGAGTGTGCAGCCGGCGAACGGCGGACCGCGCCAGCTCATCGGTGGCAGCGAAGAGGGCTTCGTCTTCTGGATGGACGACGACTCAACGCCCTTCCTCGGCATCGGCCCGGATCAGGGCGCAGACGGCTCCGTTTCGCTCACGGTCTTGGACGGCTCGACCAGCGCCGTGCGCTTCTCAGTTGGCGCGCTTGACGCGGATCTTGAGGGTGCGCGTGGCCTGCCCCTGCGCTGGCTTGCGGGCAATACGCGCATGACGGCCTCGATCCTCGGTGTCCAGGACGGCGTGCTGCTCTTGGACAGCGTGGCGAGCGGCGTCCCGAGCGGGCCAGCGACGATCGGCGGACAGGAGTTCTCGTGGGAGACGAAGTTCGTCGACATGGGGAACTTCGAGAAGCGCAAGCTCGCGCACTACGTCGACCTCGCATTCTCGGAGGGCTCGACGGGGCGCGTGCGGCTAGACTTCTTCCTGGACCGCGACAACACGAAGGTCGACTTCACGGTCCGGAACCTGGACGTGTCTCAACAGCGAGTCTCGGAGAAGCTGAATCGGCAAGGTGATTGGCACAAGATGCGGATCACGAACGAGCCGCTCTCGGTGGGCGGTGAGTGGGAACTGAATGCGGTCGTGTGGCGCGCGGGAGAAACGGATCAGAGGTAGCACATGGGATCCTTCGGCGACTATCTCGCAGGGCTCGGCGACTTCAACGCTCAGGCGCCGCCTCCGGCAACGGCTGGCGCGAACCCTTACGGCACGGGTGAGTTCATTCCGCATGCCTTCAATCCGGGCGATCCAGGCTACGGTGTCGGGTACGGTGGCGGCGGTGGATTCCTGCCCAACCCGAACAGCATCGAGAGCCAGCTCACTGCCGGCTTCAACAAAGCGGCCGGCATCGTCACGAAGGCGAGCCAGGGAACGGGCGACCTTCTCACGAACAGCTATCGCTCTGCGCTTCGCGAGCGACTTGCGGGCAACGCTGGCGCACTCGGGCAGCAAGAGGAAGCGTTCGGCGCGCAGCGCTACGCGCCCGACGTCGGCGCCCGACTCGCCTATGCGCCGCGCGCGGCGAACCTGCAAGCGACGGGGCAGGCGATCGGTGAGAATCAGAGCGCACTTGGCGTGGATCAAGCGCAGCTTTTGAAGGGCACCGGGACGGAACTCGCCGGGCTCACCACAGAACAGCTCTCGGATCTCATCAACCTCAAGATCGCGAAGGACTCGGCCTCGGCGACGAAGAAGGCGGGACTACTCGGAGCGCTCGGGCAGGTCGGCGGATCACTTGGAGCAGCGGCGATTCTCGCGTAGGAGACAGAGATGGTCGACTTCAACTACTTCAACGCCAAGGGCTCGGTTCCGATCAACACCAAGCCGATGCAGGAAGCTGCCGAGTCGGAGAGCGCCGCCTATCAAGGGGCCGCGCGGGCTTTCAACGAGTCGCTTGCGCAGGGTCGCCAGATTGCGGCGCGGAAAGCTGAGCAGGAATCCTCACAGAACTTCTCAGCCGATCAGCAAGCGCGCCTCTTCTCGCACTCAGACGTCGCGCAGGAACGTCAACAAAGCTATCAGCGCCGCGAGAACGAGTTGAACCGCGGGACGAAGCTCGATGTCGCCGCGATGCGTGAGGCGGCGGCGCAGAACAGCTCGAATCAGATCGAGCTTCGGCGGATTGCGCAAGAAGAGCGCGCGGCGCAGCAGAAGGTCGAATACTCCGACGCCTTCAGCAAGGCGCAGGGCTTCATTCAACAGCACAATGCCGCCAGCGACAGCCCGTTCTTCAAGGAAACGAAGATCACGCCGCTGCACGCCTTCTACGGCAAGGAAGCTGTGCCAGAGGAGGTTGCGGGCCAAGTGCGCGCGCAGATTCAGCGCGACAGTCCCGGTCTCATGCCGGATCAGCTCGAGCAAGCCGTCCAGGATCACATGAAGGCTTTGTCGAAGCCGCGAACCGGCTACATTCTGCCGCCCGAAGCGCACGAGCCCTTGTTTCAATCGGCGCTCAAGGCCGTCGCTGGTGACACGCCGACGATTCCGCAGCGCGAAGCAGTCCGTCGCGCGCTCGATCAGTCGTGGGGAAACGTGCCGCACGACGAGACGAGTCTCGCGCAGAGCTTCGAGAAGCCGATGTACGACGAGATGCAGCGCGGTCTCGCGCTCACGAAACAAGCGGCTGGCCCGGCGATCAGCAAGGCCACGTCCGACCGCGAGGCTCGCCAGAACGCGATCGAGCAGGGGCGGCAGAGCACCGTCGAAATGTGGAACAAGGATCTCGCGACACTGCCACCGGACGATCCGCGTCGCGAGCACCTACAATCGATCATCGGAATGGTGTCCTCGTTCGAGAAGCCGTCGATGTCGTTCATGCTGAAGACGCGCCAGGAGTACACGAAGGCGCGCTTCCCGCTCACCGGCCAGAACGCCGTGAAGTCGATCCCTGCGGCGCTCACCGCGAAGATCGTCGGAGGCTCGGACGACGAAGCGCGCGCGGCGGCCGCGGCCTACGTTGCGCCGCACTTGCAAGCGCGACACGCCGACATCATGGTCAACGAGGACGGCAAGATCCGGCCGCCCGATGAACAGCAACGGCTTTCGGCGGAGCACCTGAAGACGGACGTGCAGACGTTGCTCGACGGCCTTCGGCCGAAGGGTGGCGCGGCGCCGGCGCAGAACCAAACCTTTGAGCAGTGGAAGGCGAAGTACGCGCCGCGTGATTCAGGCGAGGACTACGATCTCAAGGGGGCATACAGGGCTGGCGTCGCCCCTGATGCGCAGGGTCACATGCCCGACACGTTCAAGAAGCCGAACCATCCCACGTTTTCGGTCGAGTCACAGTACGTGATGGACGCGCCGACGAAGGCTGGGTTCTGGCGCGGTGATACGTTCGTCAAACCGGCGCCTGACAATCTGCGTGAGCGTGCGATCTCCCTGCGTGATTCGATGCGCTCACGCAATGTCCCCGATGCGGATGTTGCGAAGGCGGTTGATGCGTTCCTGAAAGCCAACTGATGCCCGCCGTACTTCAGAAGCCGAGTGTCGACGACATTATGGGGGCCAGCTCGCGCCCGACCGTCGATGACATCATGTCGGCACAGAAGCCCACGGTCGATGACATCATGGGTTCGCCGACGCAGGCTGCGCAGCCGTCCGCTGGTCCGATGGCATCGCTCGGCGAGCACGTCCAGCACGGCGCGCGCTCGGCAGCACAGGGAGCGGCCGAGTTCGGCGCGTCCATGCCCGAGTTCCTGGGCTTCATGTCGAAGCTGAGCAACTACGTCCGCGGCATCCCGCCCGAAGCCCGGATGGTCGGCGACAAGGATCTCGGCGACGTGCTCGACGAAGCTGGAGGCGCCGTGCGCGGGCTCGTCGACAAGGCCCCCTGGCTCTTCGGCATCGCGGGGCTCGTCGGTAAGCGCTCCGAGAAGGTCGAGCAGGAGCCGCCCGGCATCGCGAAGTCGCTCGCGACCACGATCCCAAGCGGGGCGGCGAACCTTGCCGTCACCCTGGCGACGGGTGGCGTTGGCGAGGCCGCGACCGGGATCAAGGCCGCGACGCTGGCGATGCCGCTCTTCGGCGCGCAGATGACCGCCTCGGGCTACGAGGACGTGAAGCAGTGGTCTGGGGACGAAGGGAAGGCCCTGGCTTCGGGTCTCCTGAACGGCGTCATTGGTACGGCTGGCGGCGCTGTCCTCGGCGGCTTGCTCGAGAAGATCCCCGCGGAGGGCCGCAAGGCGATCGTCGACTACGCGCTTCAGGCCGCGAAGGGCGCCGGCTCGATGGCTGGGCTCTCCCTGGCATCGGACGCCATCGCCAAGGGTCTCGGAGACCCCCGCGACCGCGACGCGCTGCGCAAGGCCCTGGAGGCCGGAGCTCTGGGCGCGCTCACCGGTGCCGCGACACGCGGGCTTGCAGGGTCGCGCGAGCTCAAGCCGGAAGGTCAGTGGCCCTACCAGCCGCCCGAGCACAAGATCGATCTCACGGGCGGGGGCGAGTCCTTTGCGGAGCAGGCCCCGGCCGAGGCCGTACCGCGTGAGATCACATTCGAGGGCGAGCCGCTCATGCCCGACTTCTGGAAGCAGGTCGAGGCTCAAGACACCGCGGCGGCGCGCGGATTCGTCGAGCGGGCTCAGACCGGTGCCCCGAGTGAGGTGGATCAAATGGCGGCCGATGACGCCGCGGGCATTGGGGCGTCGAGGCTCGCCGACCGGGCCAATCCGCTGACGAGTGCGCAACTCTCTGAGGAACGGATCGCCGATGCGGCGGACAGCGCACGCGGCATCGTGCCGGAGAAGCCGCGGCCGATGGTGCCGATCGAGCCTGATCCGCACGAAGAGGCCGCGCGCCTGATGGAGCACGGATCGCTCGAGGAACAGATCGCTAACCCCTTGATCCGCGAGCACCTTCAGACCCTCGCGGCCGAAGCCGGTTCGATCCACGAACCGAGCAAGGGCGTCATCCGCGAGGGCTCGGCCGATCTTGGCGACCGCGGCGGGCGCATCGTCCTCAACGACTCGGGGCTCGCGAAGGGTACCGGCTTCTTCAACACTCCCAAGTCGAACTGGTGGAAGAACCGTCCCGGCAACATGAGCGAGGCCGAGCTCAAGAAGCTCGTCGCGCGCGTCACGTCCGACAAGCCCGGCAAGATTACGCCGCGCCAAGCGGAGATGCTGCACTTCCTGGTCGGGCAGATGCCAGATGTCGGTACGCCGGTCCAGCCGCCCTCGCGCGTGCTGACGGAAGCCGACATCCCCGCCGACGCCTCGCCGACGCTCCGTATGCACATGATGGAGCAGATCGAGAGCGGCGAGGAGATTCCCAGGGCGACGATGCGCGTCGCCGATGTGCCGCCCAAACCTGAGCCTGTGCCGATCACGGAGGCTGAGCGTGCCCAAACTGCCGAGCGCCTGAAGGGCGGCACTAGTCCCGCCGAGTGGCAGAAGCCCGAGTTCTGGCGTGACTCGCCGGATCCGATGCGGCCCGCGGTCGAGCAACCCGACGTGATCGAGCACGTCGCCGAACAAGCGAAGGTGCCGATCGAGACCGCGGCGAAGGCGGACCCGATGCGCGTGACGACGCTCGCGGAGATCCCGGACGTGCGCGCGGATCCGAGCGAAGGCATCAAGGCGATGGAGAAGATGCTCGCCGACCGCGCGCTGTTGCGCTTCAACACGAACAAGGACCGCGTGCTGAAGGAGCGCGCGCTCGCGTCCATCGGTGGATCGAAGAAGGCCGGTCAAGCGATCAACGAAGCGATCGCGTTCTACATCGACCACGCGCAGTACGGCGACGAAGCATGGCGCAGGTACCTCGACATCGAGCGCACGACGACGAATCAGGGGAAGACGCTCTACCCGGTCGTGGAGCAAGATCGCCAGACGTTCGTGAAGTCCATGAACCTCTCGGAGACCGAGCGCGCTGCGGCTGATCGGATCATCGCCGAGAACCGCAGGCTCGGACAGTTCGCCAAAGCGAACGATGTGATCGACGACTACTTCGACTTCTTCTCACGGCGCATCTGGAAGAACGAAGGCACGATCGCTGGCACCGGGAAGTTCGTGCTCAATCCCGCCACGGCCAAAGGGCGCACGCTCGAATCGATTGCGCATGGGCTCGCGCTCGGAAAAGAGCTGGCGGTCAAGGGCGCCATCGACGCGCAAGCATCCGCGCGCCTTCAGGTCGGCGAAGCGGTTCTGCATCGCAACTACATCGAGACTGGCCTGAAGTCTGGTTTCTTGTCGAACGAAGCGGAGCCGCCGCAGGGCTGGAAGCGGATCGACCATCCGGCCTTCATTCGGCGCAACATCTCTGCGCCGCCCGCGCTTGCCGATCGACTGAACGGCGTCCTCGCCACGTCGAACCTCGCCGACTTCACGATCAAGGGCGTGAGTCCCGCGAGGGTTCTCGATCGCATCGCAGCGACGTACCGAACGAGCGTGATGTCGCTGGGCTACGTTCACCACGCGAACGGTATCCGTGGAGCGCTCCTATCCGGAGAGATCCACAGTCTCGCCGACTTGAATCCGCGCGAACGCATGCGCCGCGGCATGGACATCATCGCTGGCGGCAGTGCGCACATCGAAGGGCTCGTGCGCAACGGACTGCTTCCGCGGATCGGCCCCGAGTTCGACGAACTGCGCAACATGGAGCGAACGCGCTTCACGCAAAAGCTCATCGAGACGTCGAAGAAGTTCCCCGAAGTCGAGCGTGGGCGCCGCTGGCTCACCGATCTCAACGACAGTCGGCATCACTTCCTGTTCAACGAGTTCTTCCCGGCGCTGATGGTCTACGACGGCGAACTCGCAGCGCGGCGTCTCTTCAACAAGAACCGCGGCGCGCTCAGCGACGGAACGATGTCGCCCGACGATCTCTACAAGGCGATCGCTAAGAATGTGAACGATCGCTACGGCGTCGTGAACCGCGACATCACGGGCGGTAGCGGGCGCGGCGCAGCGAACATGCGCCACCTTGCGAATTGGGGACTCTTCGCACCGTCTTGGACAGAGACGCGCTTTCGGCAGCTCGCGAAGATGGCCGTTGGACCCGGTGGCGAGAAGGCTGTGTACCGTGAAGTCATGGGTCGCACGATCGCACGTCTCGCCGCCGTTCACCTGGCGTGGGACTTGGCGATGGCATCAATCCATGACGACACGGACAAGAGCGGCAAGGACTTCGGCCGGCGCTTCTGGGAGCAAGTCTCGACGAACCCGATGAGCCAGCTCACGGGCGTCCGCGTGACGCCGCTGATGAAAGCGTTCGGCGATCAGTCTGGCAGCGAGTCGTTTCTCGGTCTCTCGAGCGCACTGATGCGTGGCATCGGCTTGATCCACGAGCCCGGCAAGGAGATCAGCCGCATCGGAAGTTGGTTCGTCCACGCAGCAACCGAAGCGGCGACCGGCGAAGATCAACTCGGCCGACCGTTCACGAGCACGAGCGAACTCACTGGCACCGATGACAAGGGCGTCTACAAGACTGGCGGCGGCATGAAGACCGGCACGCCGCACCTGCCGCTGCAAGCCAAGGGCGGTCAGCTCGCGGGCGAGGTCTCGAGCTACCGCGCTGCGGGGAAGGGCGGCATCAAGGAAGTGCAGGTGCCGAGCTATCTGATTTCGCAGGGCACGGATTTCGTTCCTCCGCCGATCATGGGCCTCCTGTACCTTCTCCACGGCCAGGCACGCGGCATGCAGCTCATGCTGAACGCGGCAGGCCTTGACCTTCGCAGGAGCAAAGCCAAGTGAACGAAAACCACGAAGCAGCCACCGTCAAGGCCCTCGAGGGGATCGAGCGATCCCTGCACATTCTCGCGACCAGACCGACCGCCTATCCGACCGACCTACTGAACCTCATCTACCAGGAGATCAAAGCCATGTCCGCAATCGTGAACCAACTCAAGGCCGACGTCACCGCGCTCAAGACCGTGGAAGACAGCGCTGTCCAGCTCCTCAACAACCTCGCCCAACTGATCCGCGACAACGTGGACGATCAGCCGGCGCTCCAGCAACTCGCGACCGACATCGAGAAGCAGAGCTCGGATCTCGCCGCTGCGGTTGTCGCCAACACGCCGGCCTCTTCAACCCCGCCGCCGCCCGACACCGGATCGACGCAGCCGACCTTCGCCGCGAAGAAGCCTCGCTAGTCTAGTGCGATGGACCAGAACACGCGCGACGTGCTCATGGTGGCCCTCCCCTTGGTTTCAGCCTTGGGGACGGCCTACGTCGCCGTGTTAGCATCGAGGGCGGCGGCTGACATCAAGCGCATCGAGGTCAATGCGAACAACAACATCGGGGGGCAGGTGTAAAAACATGCAGAAACAAGACCCTGAAGAGCAAGAAGCTCCGGACAACGAGCGTGCCCCGATCTCCCTCACCCGCATCAGCGTTCCACTTGTGGCGGGCATCGTCGCGATCGTCGCGATCCTGTCTTGGACATACACGGCGTGGTCGCAGTACTCCTCCATGCGCGAGGAGAACACGGCGCGGTACAACAGCCTCGCCAAGGAGCAGGCTGCTGGCTTCGCTGAACTCGCCAAGCAGGTCCGCGAGGTCACGTTCAAGATCGAGCTACAGGAAGCCCACAAGGGCGAGTACTACACCATTGCAGAGCATCGGCGTTTTGTCCTTGAACTGCTCCGACTCAACCCGACTCTCAAGCTTCCCGAGAATCAATGAGTGCGGCCCATAGCGGTTCTGCTTGCCGTTGTCATCTGCCTGATGACTTCGATCTGTTTGCTTCAGTACGAGAACCTCCGTGCGATGCAGAGCATGGACGAGGCTGTGCGGCTCGCCTGGAACTTACCGAGGATACGTGAAATGACTACCTCTTGGATTAGCGGTGGAACGACGCATAGCGTCACCACAAACCACGCAGACAACTGGACCCTTGCTCAATGGCAGGACCGACACTTCAACTCGGTCAGGGCCGAGCAGATCAATTTTCCACCGGATCAGTGAAAGGCTCTCTCATGGACAAGTCGACTTGGTTCTGGCTGATGATGTTCTTCGTCCTCGTCTTCGGCGCCTGGGACGGATACACCACGAAGCGCTGGTCTTCTGGCGTATACCTATTCGTCTTCCTTGCCCTCGTCCTGCTTGGCTGGCAGGTATTCGGAAACGCGATCAAGTGAAACCGCACACCGTGCTTCTCACGGCGCTCGTCATCCTCTGCCTCGCCAGCGCGCACGCCGATGCGCCGCCCGTACATGACCATTGGGATCTCGTCGTCGGCGCAATCGTTTCGATCGTCATTGCCTATCTTGGCGACCGGCGCGTGCACCGCGTGCGGAACAAGACGGCGACTGCAAGGCTGCGCGCTGGTCTCGAAGAGCTGAGCGGCACGCCGCTCATTACATCCGAAGAAAAACCCTACCCGAAAGCATAGTCATGCCTCTCGACAAGTCAGGATCGAAAGCGTCCGTGGGCAAGAACATCAAGGCCGAGAAGGCCGCTGGCAAGCCGCAACGCCAAGCAGTCGCGATCGCACTCAACGTGCAGCGCGAGGCGAAGGGCAAGAAGAAGAGGTAGATGGCAACGCCCGCTGTCCCGATCCCTGCGAGCCCGACCGGAACGGCGAACGTCGCTGGTCGGCAGATTCTCGTCGTCGCGACGATGGCTCCAGGTGACATGCTCGAGCAGACCGCCGAGGACGGTCAAGGCGATCTCGTCTCTGTCGAGGTGGCGAACAACTCGGGCACGGACGATCTCGCGACGCTCTGCTTGGGCGGAACGGATCCGAAGGATCAGATCACGATGCTGATTCTCAAGCAGGCCGGGCCGGTCAAGATCCTCACCGACAGACCGTGGAAGCGCGGTCAGTCAATCACGATCTTCGCCGGGACTACGAACGTCCTGGTAGCATTCTGCCGCAAGAAGCCGATCCCGAGCTGAAAGGAACTGAGTCATGCCTACTCCTGTCCCCGACCCCATCGAGCTGCCCGAACCCGATCTCATCGCAAATGCCAGTGCTTGGAACGACAGAGCCGGCCGAATCATGTCCGTCGCGTCCGATGCCGAGCGCGATGCAACGTGTCCCAATCCGACGCGGGGTCAGATGTGCTTCAATGCGTCTGGACTCGAAGTCTACAGCCCGGATGACGACGCTTGGCTTGGGATCACGTCGGCGGCCACCGCTGCCAGTCTTCAGGCCCAGATCGACGCCATCCCCGGACTCGCGGTCCTGAAGAAGGTGCGCGTCGCCACGGTGGCGGCGGGTACGCTCGCCTCGAGCTTCGAGAACGGCGATACGGTGGACGGTGTTGTGCTCGCGACCGGCGATCGCATTCTCCTGAAGGATCAGGCCGCGGGCGAAGCGAACGGGATCTACGTCGTCGCGGCGAGCGGCGCACCGACGCGCGCGGCGGATGCTGACAGCGCTGCGGAGCTCATCAACGCAATCGTGGTCGTGAGTGAGGGCACGGCAAACGCCGACAAGCTCTTCATTTGCACGAACAACTCAATCACGTTGGAAACGACGCCGTTGACGTTCATCGTGCTACCAGACATCACAGCGGCAATTACTGCGGCCGAAGCGTATGCGGATGCGGCGGCAGCGGCAGCGGTTGTCACGGCGTCCGAAAACCATTTCATTCCACGTCTTCTTGGCATCACAGCGCTCGTCGCTGGGACGGTGGATGTTACGGATCACGATGCGGCGGTTGGAGACATCATTATTGTGACCGTCAAGCGCGCGCTTGGCGTTCCTGGTCCGATTAGTGAAGTTCTGATCGACCCAAGCAACAAGTTCACAATCACCAGCACGAATGTTGCCGACGCAAGTGAGCTTTTCTACGCCGTCTGGACCCCCTGATTCCGAACGAAAGATACTTCATGCCCCCCATCTATCTGCTCACGCAGGACCACTACACCACGCCCGGCTGTTATCGCCGCATGGTTGTCGAAGCCGACACCGAAGGCGATGCGCGCGAGGAAGCGAACGCCTACGCGGTCGCGAAAGAAGACATCACGGCCGGCGTGTGGACCGGCGAAGAGGGAATGGCCGTCTCCGAATTCGACGGCGACAATCACGGCGGCGTTCTGCTCGCGACGACCGAAGCGGGCTAGGTGCCAAGCACCGAGCCTGCGAGAATGCCCTGCAACCAAGTGTAGAGCTGCAACGAGAGTGCGGTCGCTGTCGGCGAACCGAAGATGTCGAAGTCGCCGCGGTTGAACAGGTTGAGCGTCGCGTTCAAGCCCTTCGCCTGCATCGCCGCGTAGAGGTCGGTCGCTTGCTTGGAGTCGTGGACGCTCGGTCCGAAGTCGCCTGAGCCCGAGCCGTTCGGATCGCCGTAGGGGTGAACGTGATTGCCCACGATCGCGCCCGTGATGTAGAGCGGGCGGAAGTAGCGCGTGTCGTTGTTTTCGATGTAGGCGAGAGGTGAGGTCGCAGCCTTGAGATCAGCCGTGACCGCGTTCCACTCGACGCCCGTGTTGTTCGGTGCGGTGCCGGTTTCGTTCGCGATGTCCGCGCGCGTGCCGAACCACGCTTGCAGGTTCGTGAAGTGGATCTGGTCGACGTTGGCCGTTCGCCGCACGTCGATCATTCCCGACTGCGAGATGTAGCCACGCACTGTCGAATCGAAGCTCGCGGCGCCGTAGCGCCGGAGCTGTTCGGTCTTCGACCCGCCGTTGCCCACAAGCGGCGCTGTGCACATGGTCATCAGCGTAAGCCAGCCGCCGTGCGACTCGCCCATCAGGAAGCCCTTGTTCGGGTCAAGCCCCATCTCAGCCGCGCGCGTCTTGATCGTCATGATGGCGCGCTTCACGTCGAGTACGCACTCGGGGAAGAACGCTTGATCGCCGCGGAACTGCGGAGGCGAAAGGATCGCCTGTCGGGTGCCGAGCGCGATGCAATCGAAGTGCGTGTCGCTCGCCGCAGTCTTCACTGTGTTGAGGTACTGCGCGAAGTTAGCGAACGTGCCGCCACCGACAGTTGAGATCCAGTCGGCTTCCTTGCTTCCGACGACGCCTCCGCCACCGTGACGGTGCGCAATCCAGGGGTTGCCACCAGCGTCGCGAATCGGGTGCTTAAGCTGATCCATCCGCTGACACATGGAGCGGCCCCAGCGAATGTCGGCAACGGTAGGGATGATCGTGAAGGGCATCTCAGCTTCCTGTGCGCGGGATGAATTGCGCGGCGCAGATCGAGCGCGGAATCAAGTCCTGGTTCGCAGTCGCCGTCGACTTCTGAACGCTGAAGCAGAAGCGCCGGTCTTGCGAGAAGTCGAGCGCGAGCGGCTGCAAGTCTTCGTTCGAGATCAGCGTCGTTCCGGCAGAACCTTCGCTCTTGATGAGGAGCTTCGAGTATGCGGTCTGCGACCAACCGCCAGTCGAATCGTGGCGAGGCGTCAACCGGAACTCGTAGCGGAAAAGGCCGGGAAGGCTCGCCGCGACAGACGTGAGTCCAGGCGTCGTGTACGTATAGGCTGTGGTCGCAGCGCCGAGCATGTCGCCGAGCGCGCCCAGCTTGAGCCGAAAGGCGATCGTGGGCGCGGCGCCGGAGGAGTTCGTCCAAATGCCGGCGATGAGGACGATGATCTCGCCAGCGAGCGACATCGAAGGGTAGGTGATGACGCCGCTCGGAAGCTCAATCTCGAGGTTAGAGCTCGGCGCTGATCGCCAGTCATCGCTGCTCGGTTGATTACGCGCGCCTTCTTCGATGAGTGTTCGCCACACGATGTCGGTCTCCGGTTCCCCGCGAGGGAAGGCAATGCCGCCAGGGAAGGCGGCGACGGCGTGCAGGGCAAGGGGATCGCCGGCCATCAGGTGCTCGTCGTGACCGTCTCGCGGTCAACTTCGAAGCGCCCCTCGAGCAACCGCTCCGTAAGCCCGGTGACTCCCGAGACACCCTCGACGGCGTAGATCGCCGTGTTCGGGATCAAGCGGTTGGGGAACTTCGGGTCAGCCGCGACGACGAGGTTTGCAGAGGCCGTGCTCGGAATCTTGATCCTGAGCGTGTTGCTGTCGATCCAGGTCAGCACGCACGTTGCCGCCGCGGTCGAGAAGTACGTCGTCACGCGATCGGCCGACTTGAACGAGGCACGGACAGTGCCCCCGAAGCCGGGCTGGAAGGCCGTCATGTCGATCAAGGCACCGGTGGCGTCCACGAAGATCGTGTCGCGCGTCCAGTCCGACCCCTGCCGGATCCCGTCGTTCGGCGTCTTGGCCGGGTTGAAGCCAGTGAAGTTCCGCCTTGCCGGGATGAAGCTCACGCGCTAAGCCTACGCCCTGCCATTCCGGCCAGTCAAGAAAGGAACCTCCCATGATCCTCGCCGCCTGCCTCCTCGCCCTCGCCCAAACCCAGACCGTCCACCTTCCCTCGGAGCAATCGCCGGCCGTCTATAGTGGCGCGATCCTGCAATCGCCGACGCCGCCTAGCTCGGTCACGATCGAGTTGGATGGTCGGAACCTGTGGTCATTCTGCGCGACGAACAACTCGAACCTGCCGGCCACGGAAAGCTTCACCGAGGGTCAAGCGCTGCGCATCATCGTCGGCGCGCTCTCGATCAACGGCACTGGCGACCTCGCTCAGACGCGCCTGATCGTTCAGCCCGGTGCGACCGAGTGCGACGGCGACGGCGCGATCTTCAGCACGTCGCTCGTGTTCACGGATCCGTCGATCGTGGCGATCTTCACCGGGGCCGGCTCGCTGCCCGTGCGCGTCGAGTGGGACACGTCACCGGAGTTCCACGGGAACGGCAACGTGATGACGGTGCAGACGGCGACGTTCTCGGGGCGGCTGAACTTCATCTATCAGTGAGGGGTAAGCCCGCTTGGGAGCGCCAGGATTCGAGCCGTGCGACACGCTTGGCGAGGGTGTCCTCTTCAAGCCTGTGCCGCTGAAATCGCGCCTCCAACTCCGCCACCCGCTTTTCGAGGTCGGGAGGCGAGGACGTGGCGATCTCGTCCTTCATGCAATGGCGAATGTTCGTTTCGATTTGCTGCGCGGCGTCACGATATGCACATGACGCTTGCGACGTGTGTTCGCGACAAAGACCGGCAAGTTGATGGCATGTACGCCGCGCTTCGGTGATGCACTTCTCCCGCTCCTCCGCCCGCGACTCGGCGATGGCTTCGCGGAGCTCGCGGAGGAATGCTGTGCGAATAAATACTTCCCAGCGCTGCTCGTCACCACCACGGTCAACGCTTGCAACGGCACCTTTCCTAGCACGCTCCCATCGGTCTTCCGGGGACAACATCACACCCCCGCCTTCTGCAACTGCGCGAGCGCAAACGCTCCCCATCCGAGATCCGTCCCCGCCTCAAGCTGCACTCGCTTCGCATGCGGATCGGCGGCGGGCAAACCAACGCCACACATCGCGTCGATGAATGCCGGATCGCCCGTGATCGATTCGCCGATCGCGCAGCCAAGTTCGGCGTGCGTCGCATCACCTTCGGGGGAGCCGGGAGTTGTTTGTCCTCCGGGGATCTTATCGTAGCTCAGGCCGTCGTGCGCGGCGACGTAGATGTAGTCCCAGGGTCCAACGTTCGATGAGTAGTACGGCCGAAGCAGCGCCGGATCGCAGAACACGCTGCGCATCGCCGTCGCAATCTGTCTCGGCACGGGCAATCCAAACTGCCGCGCAACCGCGAGCGCCCCGATGCCGAGCATGGGCACTTCGAAGCTGTGGGCCATGTCGTTCGTCGCGTTGTACCAGACATCGATCGTTCCATCGGGCTTCGGCGGGTTGCCGTTCGCGCGCTGAATCACGCCATGATGCGGAGCCGCGAGGTCGCAGAATGCACAGAACATTTTGGCCCAATCGTCACCGCCCGACATGCCGAACTTCTTCGCCGCCGCAATCACGAACGCTGGCTCGCCCATCGATCGACCGCCGTAGGTTCCCGAGAGCCCTTGGTGCGGGTTCGCCTGCACGCGCGAGAACATCGCGTCGAGATCGTAACGGTACTGATCGTGCGGATCGCCGCGCTCGGTCCATTGCAGGCGGCACTGCGCCGCCGCGCCGTAGACCATGCGCCGCGCCATCGGTGAGCCGGTCAGCTCGAAGGCTGCGATGCAGTAGCGGTCGTGGCGAATGCGGTGCGCCGTGTCGTAGGGGTCCGGGAGCATGTCGTTCGTCGGCACGTCGCGGAACTCGGGCAGGTCGTTGTTGTTCGGGTCGTGCGTGCCGGGGCTGTACTTCGGCGTGAGCGCGCCGTAGTCGTCGACCACGATCGGACGGCCGGTCGCGCGGTCGTAGGCGTGCCACATGCGCTCGTGGCAGGGCTGACACATCAGGAGCAGGTACTTTGCCAGCGGCTCGCGTTGCCAGCCGGTCGAGAAGTACACCCCGGAACCAGCCGGTGCGCCCGGATTGTCGGGGCCGTGGACGATCCAGTTGTTCGGCTTCCCGCGCGGGCTGTCCTCCGAGTCCTCGGCGTACCACCCCATGACGGCTCCGGTGAGGAGTGCCGTGCGAAGGCCCTGGTAGTGCGCCTCCCAGAGCGGGGGCAGCGACGCCGTGAGCGAAGCTGACAGTGCCGGCAGCGGCATGTTCGCCGGTCCCCACGTCGCCCACGCCGGGCTGGGCAGCGCAGAGCCACGTGCAAGCGCTCCGGCTTCGACGCGCAGGTTCGGCCGACCGGACGGATACAGAGCGAACCGCCGCCACGCCGCGCGCTTCGTGGGCCACAGGTTCGGCCAGGGACGCGGCAGGTCTTGCATCAGGGTCCAGCCTGTGCTGGCCGAGACGCTTACAGTGCAGCTCGCGATGCCGGGGCGGGCCTTGCGGCCGACCGTGAAGCTGGCGTTCGAGACCTCGAGCTCGACCTCGATGCACTCGCCGACTTGGCGGTAGGCGCACCAGATATCGGGCCAGTTGTCGCCACCGGGGCTCCAATGGGACTGCCACTCGGTGGTTAGCAGGCCGTTGATGTTCGCGGTGCGGTCGCCCAGGTCGGGGCGGTGGAAGTGGATCGAGACGGTCATGGTTTCTCCGGGGGTTGAAGGTCGGCGGCTAGTGTAGCGCGATAGCGTGCGAGCCAGTTGGCTCCGATCACGAGCACTTCGATTCCAGCCCCCGCGATCTCATCCGCCAACTTCGCCCGCGCGCGAAGGGAGGCGAGTTCGGCCCTGAGCCGCGCGACGGCTTCTCCGTGCAGCCCCTCGTTGTCGCTGTCGTTGATGCAGTCTTCGAGCGTCCAGGACAACTCGATGTCAGTTTGTTCGTTCATTGCTGTAGCGCCTCGTCGATCGCCTTGAGGTCGGCGGCGGCGTTGAAACGCGCGGCTGGCGTTTCAATTTGGGCAACATTACACCACGCGTCTATCGCGCCACGAGCCCGAACCAGTGCGGCGCGGAGGGTATCAATCCCGGCCGGCTTCGACTCGGGGAGAGCGCGGATGCGTTCCGCGAAGACGTTCCAGTCGTCTTCCGTTTCGATGAACCCGGTCTCGTCCAGCGCTTCGAGCACCTCCTCGCGCGAGATGCCGGAGGGATGCGGGGCTTCGGGAAGCGCGCGGAGCGTTTCAGCAAACAGCGTGTCTTCCAACCCGTACTGCCGCACGATCCGCTCCACCGCCTCTCTCGATATCCCAGCCGGCGGGACGGGCGAGACGAGACGGATCAGGCGCATCACCTCGGCCTGAATCGTTGGGGGAATTGCCGACGAGAACGAGAGGATCTCCTCCACGTCAGATTCGCGCACGAGGCGGTCAGTGCTCATCGGGGCGCTCCGGGGCGGGGTCGCCCATCTTGCACAGATCCGCTGTCGCGATCGGAGCGCCCTTCCCGCCCCACCATTTCTCAGCGGCTCTCTCGATTTCCGGCGTCAACTTGCGCCCCGCACCACACGTGCAGTTTGGATTGATGCAGAACGTCATGTCGCGGTAGCAGAGCACTTGGTCTCTTCTTTCTGCGCGATCGCGGTGAGGTCGAGCTTGTGGATCCAAACGAGCATTGTGTCGCGCGTGTGCAACCGTGCATCTGAGCCGGTGAAGCATACGTCGAGCGATTCGGTGACCTCGACGACGCCTCGGCTCCCGGCGAACGACACAACCCACCATCCCGGCGTCACATCCTTCGCCTCGATCATGGCCGCTCCTCGCTGATCCCGCGCTCGGAGGGGAGCTCTTGGGGTGTCATGGTTGAATCCAGTTTAGGTCGACGGACGGAAGCGGGTCCTCGGCATACGCAAGTTGTGTGCGGAGAGAGGCTATCTCGGCGCGCGCCTCCCCAAGCTCGCGCTCGGAGGAGAGAAGGGCCGTGGCGAGTTCGCGTGAATGCGCGTCGATCTCTTCGGGACGATCGTACTGCCAGCCGAATTCGAGCTTGGCTCGCTCGCGGATATCGATCGCGCCCTGGAAGTCTTGGACGGCGACGCACTTGTCCATCGCTGCCCTTACAGCGATCCATCGCTCGGCGTTGACGGCCTGATCCAAGATGCCTTGTGCCATCTCCCGCGCCTTCGCGCGATCGTCGGGCAGGGAAGTCATGGCTTCTTGTCCTCGATTGACTTACCTAAACTGAGCAGGTTCCAGCACTTTATAGCTGTCCGCCGTCGCTTGTAGTGCGGTCCGCCAGTTCCGCATTCGGCGCAATCGACCTGATATGCACCGTCTAGATCGAACGAATCCGGGCCGTGCGCATGATTGACGCGAACCTTGTTTGAGCCGCACCACGGGCAGGCTCTCACGATGCCGGTTAGCTTAGACTTCACTTCCGTTCCTCCTTTTCCTCAGACGCGGGGGCGGGGCGGGACCACACTGTCGGCTCGTCCGGCAAATGCGTGGGCTCGGCTTGCTGCGCAATGACGCGCGCCTGCATCACGGCTTCGGCGAACTGCGTCCCGTAGTCGGCTGCGACGCGACAGAACGCTTTCGTCGCACCGTAGGTCGTCACGGTGAACTGCTCGCGGTCCGAGTGAATCGCGAAGATCACCACAAGCGGCACGTTGCGCTGCTCCGAGATCCGCCGCGCGTCGCCGATCGGCACGATTCCAGGTAGCTTCCCCTGCTCCGTCATGGCTTGAGCCTCGATGCGGCGGGGGGCTCCGGCGATGGGGCGGCGAGGGCGCGCTCGGCTCGGCGCTGAATATGTCGCAGCGCAATTTCGGCCCCGGTGCCGACGCGCACGTGCGCTAGTTCCTCCGCCGCAAGCGATTCGATGAACGTCAGTGCATCCCGCAGCGCTTCGCGCTCGTTCACCGCTTGGACGATCAGGGCCACGTTCGCGGCGTTCTCCTTCGGGGTTCGTCCGTTGCCGTCAAACCCGGACCACTTCGCGATGTCTTCAGGCACGCTCGCTATGCCCGGCGCGTTTGAAATCGGCCGCGTTCCAATGCAGTGCGTGTTTGTCTTCACGTCCGACCATGCGAACCACGGTCTCGGTGTCGCTTGCTTGTTCAAGTCGTCTCCTCCCTTTGCCCCGCGCGCAGTGCCGAGCGAGCGGCGGGGGTCAAGAGCGGTAGGCCGGTGCCGTCGTCGTCAAGGATGAATTGCTGTGCATCGGCCTCGCCTTCCAGCAGATCGTCGTCGTCCGCATAGATGTCGAGTGTCCATTTCCTCGTCACGATGTCGCGCTCCCAATCCATCCAACGGTTCCAAGCCTTGCGAAGAAGCAACTCCGCATCCCTGAGCCTCTCCAGCTCTGCGCGCGCGGCGGCGATCTCCTTGTCGATGAAAAGCCCCTCGCCCTCCGCGTTACACGCATCGTCCATCGCCTCGATCATCTTCTCAATCGCACTCATTGCGTTTACCTCGCTTCGGGGCAGGGAGTTCGGGGAGGAGGGAGCGGTCGAGAGCGCGGCTACAGGCCAAACACACCACGGCGCACCCCTTCTAGATATGTCTGCGTGAACGGCTTGACGGCGATGATGCGCGCGCGTGGAGCGCACACAGAGACGCCGCTCGGACCGTGGAAGTCGAGGTCTTCCTCGATTGGCGCGACGGGATCGACCTCGTAGACAGCGCCACCGCCCGGAGCCATCGAGGCGAAGATCAGCGCGACCTCGACCATCGTCCCGAGGTAGACGCGATCCATGCGATGCACGGCGCGCGCGCGACTTCGGAGCGATTCCGGCCCGACATCCTGCGCACTCACAGCCTTCGTCTCGCACGGCGGCAGAACGAAATCTCCGACGCGCAGACCGCGCACGCCTCCGTGGAAGTAGCGTCCGCTCGGCTTGATTTTCTTCTCACCCACGTCTCTCACCTCGCTTCGGGGTCTTGAGAGCGGGGCGGCGGATGGCGCGAACCGTGTGAACGCGACGCCTCCGTGCGAGTCGGTAAATCCTCACGATCTCCCTCGACGTAATCTCGTCCTTGGTCGGCGTCACTGGCCCGTCGCAGGCTATGCAGCGCTGATCTACGTCCTCGATGATCTGTGCGATTGCATCCAATCGAGCGCGCAGCATGTCACGGTCGCCACGTAGCTCCCGTTCCTTCGCGATCTCTCGGCGCGGGGTCATGGTTCACACTCCGTCTTCGACATCGGCTCGTACCTTCGCGCAAACCGCGCGTCTTCCGCGAACATCTTTTTTTCCGCGTACACTTCGACCTCCTCCATGTTCCCCTGGTCGAGGTCGTCGTAGCTGATCTCCGTCAGGAACTCGCCGCGTCGCAGGGCGCAGCGGATGCCGGCCTTGGGGGCGAGGGCTGCGAGTTCTGCGAAGGTCAATAGGACCGAATCTCCGTCGTGGATGGTCACGGCTTGACCCCACCCCGGACGACGGGGGTTTCGATCAAAGGCACGTCGGCCTCGATGATGGCGGAGCCGATAAGTTTGCCGCACTCCGACGCGACGCAGACCGAATGGCTCAGAGCCTCCGCATCGGTAAAGCCACGCCAAACCACCTGCACAGAAGCATGCACGTCGCCGTCGCTCATCCCGTGTGGTATGTACGCGGCGACAGACATCCGCACACGCACCGTCCTCGGCCCAGGATGGATCCGGTTGGGGTGCGGGGTGTTGATCGCGTGGTTCGTCTCGCACACGTCGCAGGTGTCGTCGCTCACGTTCCACCGTCGCCGATCTCGGTCTGACGCAGGCCCATGACCGCGAGCTCGACGTCGCAGAGAAGTTGTCGCACGCGATCTGCTTTGCCTTGATCGCCAAGGGCCTCGAGCGCTTCTATGAGGTTGCGCAGCGCACGGCGTGATTCGCGCCACTCGGTCCACACGGGGTTGAGCAGCGGTTCCTCTTGTTGCTTGATCTTGGCCTTGTTGGCTTGGATCTTCTTCAGACGGGCTTCATTGTCGAGTCGGGGCATTTGCTTCCTTTCGTTCGTTCGATCAGGGCCTCGAGCCACTTGAGCCCGGAGCCATCCTTCACTTCTCGCGCGGTGAACTTGAGTACCCGCCACCCGGCGAGCGTCGCGTAGTTCAGCTTCACGCAATCGTTCTGCACGCCGCGCGGGCTCGCGTGATTCGACGCGCTTCCCTTCTTGAGCCAGATTCCACCCTGGAGGTCGATGAGAACGTGCGCTGCGGGAACTGCAAAATCCCAGCGGTGACGACGCTTCGTCGGCCGGTACTGGCGTTCGAAGGGAATCTGTGCGGCGTTGAGCTGCATGGCGAATTCCTGTTCAAGGTCCATTAGCGCGAATCGGCAGGATCATATTGACCCTCTTCGGCGGGCTGCTCGTTTGCGGAAAAGGGCGGCTCGTCCCAGCTCCCAAACCACTTCACCCTCATCTCGCGCAGCGTTAGCAACAGCTTCTCTTCGACCTCGGTGCATCCGACGCCGGTTTCCTTCCAGCGCTTGAGCGCGAACCGATAGCCGTTGCCGAGCACGGTGTGCCGGCCGCCGTTGCGCGATCCCTCGGCGATCTCCGCGTAGCTCTTGCCGTGCAGCGGAGACTTCGCGGACTTCGTTTGCGCGATCTCGTGCGACCAGGAGTCGAACGGCGCGGCCCATTTGATCGGGAGCTCGCCCACGCTCTGCGTTGCCCACGCTGGCCGGGGCTGCGTCTTCTGCTCCTGGAAGACCGTGGAGCCAGTCGCTTCCGGGTCGGGCTTCTTGGCCTTCTTGTCGGCCTGGAGCTTCGCAACGGCTTCGGCGGGAGTCTTGGGGGAAGGGCCGGCAGGAGCGGGCTGCGTCGGCGCAGTGAGTGCTGCGGTCGATGGCTTCGCATTTGAAGTGGTGCCGCCACTTCCACCCGTTCCTGCCGGCTGTACTACTTGAGCCTCGATCTGAAGCGGCTCGCGATCGGCCTGCATCATCTCGGCCTCGCCCTTGACGCCGCTCGTGCTGTCGGGGAACGCGCGACGGATGCCGAGCTCCTCGGCGCACTTGGCGAGCATGAGCGGTCCCATCTGAAGCCAGAACTTCGTGGGGCGGTTGTCTCTGTCGGTCTGCACGTACTGATCCCACGTCGCGACGGCCCACAGGGGCTCCTTGAAGTCGTTGCGCAGAATGCCGACCTTCGCGGCACGCGGCGGATCTTTCGAGAGCCACACATCGACCCATTGGCCTTCGGGTCCGCACCAGAGCGGTCCGAGCTGGCCCGCGTACTTGCCCGAGTCTTCAGCCGTCTTGCGGAAGCCATCGACGCCGGTCTGAATCGACATCTCCTCACGCTTCGTCTGGCCCGACCAGCGAAATACCGCGTAGATTTGCTTGCGCAACGGATCGAGCCCGGTCGAATTGGCAACGTGCAGAAAGAGCGCGAGCTCGTCGTCCGTCGCCTGTCGCTGTTTCGGTTGGCAGCACATGCGCTTGATGAGCGCCACCTGCTCGGGCGTCCAGGTGTAGCGGAGCGCGAGCGGTTGCGGCGCGATGACTTTCGTTTGTTCTGTGCTCATGTGCTCACCTGAAATTGCGGGTGATGCGCAGCACGCGCGTCTGCGTCGTGTACGCCTTTTTGGCCTTGTGGTTCGTGGTCTGTGCTTTGAACGTCACGGCGAGACCATTGGAGAACACGCCGGCCGTCGCAGTTCCGAGGCGCGTCGCGACCCAAGCTTTCAGCTCCTCTTCGCGCTTCTCGCAGTTCGACTTCTCGGCGCGCACGCGCTCGAGTTCCTCGACCATCGGCAATTCGCCGTCGTCGAGTTGGATGATCTCGCCGGAGTCCCGCGGGTTGAGCTTGATCCACGCCGACACGTCTTCGCCTCGCGGATTCGGCGGCGTGTCTCCGACGATGTACTTCTCGTGCCACTCCTCCAGCGCCTCGAGCACGTTCTGAATCAGAATCTCGTCCTTGACCACGCGCACGCTATGAAGCTTCTGTCCGCCGAACACGGCGGCGAGCGCGCCTTCATCGAGACCCGTGAGCTCGAGGTAGAGGTTGAGCTGCACGAGGTACTTGAGCGGCGGCTGCCCGAGCCAGTCGCCCTCGGCAAATTGATTGAGCCACTTGCATTCGAGCACGCCAACTCCGGGCTTATCGAACCCATTGAACAGGAAGTCAGGTGTCCCGATCAGCCAAGTCAGCCGCTCGTGTTGGAGCAGGCCCGGAGTCGGGTGAACCATCTTGCGCTCGCGTTCGGCCCACGCTTCCGCGCACGCTTTCTCGAACGTGCGGCCCGCCCACATGGCTTCGGTGTCGGGCTGTTCGTCCTTGCCCTTGATCTGCATCCAGGCTTGGAGCGGCGAGCGATGTTCATCAAAGCCTAAAACCTGCGCGGCCTGACTCGCGCCGATCTTGCCGGCGCGCAACGCAAGCCATTCGGCTCTGTTCTCGTTGGGATTGGCGAGAAGGATCTTCATGCTTCGGGATGCTCCTTGAGATAGGCGGCAATTGCTTCGTCGCGGTCGACCACCGACTGCCGCAGGTTGGGCGAGACCATCGTCATCACGGCATGCTCGCGCGCGCACTGATCGTACGGCGCTGCGGCCGTATTCCTCGGATCGCGGCAGTGCTCAAGCGTGAGCTCGACCTCGGGCTTCAACGGTCCAAAGCCGACACCTTCCACGGGATGCTCGACCTTGATGATGTACTCGCGAGCCTTCATGCTTCGCCCCTTCTGTTTCTCCACAGGGCACCTCCGCTGAACGACTCGAATCGATGGCGGTTCAGGTTGAGGCGTTTTCTTGCGCGCGCTTCGGACACTCCGAGCGCTTGTGCGATCTCCGCGACTGACAGCGGGCGCTTCCTGAGAAGCAGCTCGAGCTTGTTACCACGCGGCGGACCTTGGAACTCCACGAGCGGCACGTAGCCCAGCTCGCGCTTGAGCCAGCGGCGGATCCTGTCGGGGAAGATGATCGCGCGGCGCAGCGATGGACGCGGAACGCCGAGGAGGACGTGATTCATGCGGCCGACAGGCACGGACGGCCAGCGCTTGAAAGGTGCCCGACGCTCCCCAGATGGAGACGTGCGCAACGGAGCGCCGGGCGGTTGAGGGGTAGTCGCGCACGATGACGTGAAAGGGGCCGCACCGCCCAGGGAGGACGAGAGCGCAGGCGGGCACAGTGCGGCCAGCCGAGCAGTCGATTCGATTGCCTGCGCTCTCACGGCTACTTGCTCTCCGCGCGCTCGAGCTCGCGCATGGCGGCTTCGGCGGCTTGTTTGGTCGAATGGGTCGAGACGATCTCCCAGCCGTGAGTGCTGAAGCCCTCGTCCCACTCCCACGATTCGACGACGTAGCTTGTGCGGCTGATCCTCGCTCGCTGTTCGCCCTCGAAGATAACCGGAACGCCTTGCGACGATTCGCGAACGCGCAGCTTCACGCTCCCACCTCCCTTGCAATCCTGCACTCTTCCTCGCGCGCCCCCTGCATCGCTTGAGCAGCGTCGAGCCGATCGGCCACGAGACGCACAGAGATGGAGCCGTCCTCGGCGCGCGTGTAGCGCCTGACCTGGAACGTCTCTCCCTGTGCGCGCAGTACGACGACCCACACGCGCGGGCCTGGCGTCTGGCGCTGTTCCATGACGTCGCTGTAGCGAAGGGGCCTCACGGTGCAGCCTCCGGCTTCTTGATCTCGTCGACCACGACAGCCCAGACCACGAACTCGACGCGGCCCGCCTTGACGGTTCGGCGGAATGCTCGAGCACGACGCACGCCACGGACGGCATTCTGAATCGCTGCGCGTCGAGCGTGCAACTCTGCGTCTCGTCCGTAGTGGATCGAGTCGCGCTCATTCGGTGCCCTGGAGCTGATCATCGGAACTCCCCCGTGCTGACAGTTGCGAGCGCAAGGCGCGCGAAGACGATCGCGTCCTCGCACGCTTGGCGCGATCCGCGGTTCCACTCGGCCGCAGCGACCGTGCCGAGCATGTAGGGGCATTGCAAGAGCTCGCGCTTCTTGTCGCGCAGGTTGGCGAACGTCTCGCGGTACCCCTGTGCGCGGATGATGCGGCAGGCTTCTACGTCGGGGTGGTTCATGCCAGCACCTTGATTCCGCGATCGTGCCTGTCAGCCAACAGCACGAGTGAGCCGGAGACCGCGACGCACGCTTGCTCGTCGTGCTTCTCCATGTGGGCGTTAGCCTCATCGGTGCTGTCGAAGATCGCTGTGACGCGGAGGCACTTGCCCATCGTGCGCACGTAGAGCGTCACGTCTTCCTTGTTCGGAAAGAGCTTCACGACTCAACCTCCGTGCATCGGAACACGCGACAGGGAATCAAACAGGACACGCCGCAGTGCGCGGCCGGCTGTCCGTGATGGAAGAACCACGCGGACCCTTCGAGCACATCTTCGGTGCTCTCGATCTGCCCTACCGGGATGCCACGATCGAGGCTCCCAGAGAAGCTCATGCCGCCATCGCTGCCGAGATAGAACGAGGCGTCGCCAGAGCATGGATGCGACTCGCCCACAGTGGTCTGGATCGAATCGCCCCAGTGGTGGGTGAATCGCCGCAGCGTGCCGTTGCCCATGCGCACGTAATCGCCCACGCGCGGACCGCTCACCATGTCGCGCGCAGCAATGGCCGCTACGCGGATCTCGGCGTCGCGCTCATCGAACTGCGGTCTTTCGCTCACGATTGCACCTGCCGATCGCTCACGAGGAGAGACGGGTATCCGATCCAAGCCACGTAGGCCAGGAACTCACGCGCGCGGGCGGGGCCGAGCGCTGAGCGTGTCCGGCGAGCGTACTGCCCAACCTGCACGCGAAGCGCGCGAATCGCCTGGACGCTCGCCCGATCCGAGACAATGAGCGAGTGCGCAAGGCGCGAGAATGCTGCGCCACGGTCGTAATACAGGCCACTCACGACTGCACCTCGCTCTCTTCTTGCATGAATCGCTCGGCGTCGGACTTGGAGGCAAACTCGCCGAGCACGATCCAGCGCGCCTTGCCCATGCGGGCTCTGCGCTCGACCACGTACTGTCGATCGCTCGTGCGTTCTTCGGCTAAGCCTAGCGCGACCATGTAGGCCGGCGGAACGATCAGGAAGTGTCCGCGAACCTCTCGAATGCGGTGAGTGGTCTTCACGACTGCACCTCGCTCTCGATCGCGCAGCACGAATCGCAGTAGCAAGCGGCTCCGTCGTACATCGCGGCGCAATGGTCGCAGCAATGCCGCTGGTGCCGATACTCGGAAGCGAACTTGGAGCCGCACTCTTTGCACTCGCGCTGTTCGTCGCGCCAAGCATCCGGACAGCCGGTTTCATGACACGCGCGACCGGAGATCATGAGCATCTCGCACTGATCGCAATCGATCCGCGTGCGGCCCGTAAACCGGCCGAGCTCGTTTCGATCTGGTCCGAGGATGCGTCTCACGATGCACCTCCATCGCGCTGCGCATCACGTCGCGCCAGCCCCATCATCGCCTCGTCGGACGAGTCCGCGAAGATGATGTCAGGGTCCAGGATGTCGGCGCACTCCAGGAGCTTGACTAGCTTCCCGGCCCATGCGCTCGCCTTGCGATGTTGCCCGCACGCCTTGAACGCTATCGCCTTCGCCAGCGCTCGATTGACCTCTACTCGGTCGATGCTCATCTCAGTATCCCCTTGAGCCCACTCAGGCTCTCACTCACTCAGGCATCGCGTCAAGCCCACTCAGGCTCGTCTCATTCGCTGCGCCTCTACCCTACACTCTTTGCACTACCTATAACGTCGCCAGAATGCAATCACGGAATTCCAAGCAATGTCTTACAAACTCGGCCAAGCTGGCAGAGATGCCGTTTCGGCAAACCCTCTCGCTCACTGCACACTGATGCCCTCATCTCTGAACATCCCGCAAGCGTCAAGGCTCCCGAAGCGCTCAAGCGTCGCCGGATGATCCAGCGCTCGAGATCGACACAAGCCACAAGCTCCGCATCGCCCAGAACCTTACGTGAGGTTCAAGTCTGATAGACGGGGGGTGATCGTCATTCCCTATCGTCCGCTCTTGATCGATAGTCAGCGTCTATCGTTGCGTTCTGGAACGATCGTTCCACTATGCTTCTCAACTGAGATCGAGTCTCAATTGAACGCGTTCAGTTCTACCGCGGTAGTTGATGGCCCCTACCGGGTGCCGCAGGGGGCCTTCGGGGTGAATTAGAGAGAGAAGGTGTCATCCTCTCCCACGCGAAAGTGCAGCCAGTAGGAAGTTGCAACTGGCACAGCAACGACGCGGTAGCGTGGTTGAGGAGCCAAAGGCGGGTCTTGGATGAGCGTTTCAGCCGGGACCGACATCTCACCGCGAGTGGGGTAAGCCGCGAGTACGCTAGTGCGTTCACCCCTCCGTAGGTTCCCCTCGTAGCAACGTCGATGGTAAAAAGCAAGGCTCAGGAAGTGTGCCTTTCGGCATTCTGGGTAGAGTGGGGGCATGAAGGTGATTCAGTGGCGCTTGGTGTGTCCGCGGTGCGAGGACCATGAGGGGTTGGTGCCGCTCTCGATGCACGGGCGGGGTCCGCGGTGGATGAAGTGCCGGATGTGTGGGGAGTGGTCTGGGCCGGCATCGGAACTGAAGAAGGTGCCTCGCTCGGAGTGGAAGGATGGGATTGAGCGGCGCATCGTTGAGAAGGACTTCCCATCGGCCCTTCGGAACTGAGGCTTGCGTCTCGCCTGATCCTGTGGGAGGGTTCTTGGGCATGGGCGAGGCACAGCGAATCATCGACGAGATCAACGCGACTCGTCCGAAGTGTCCCATGTGTGCTGACGGCCTGCTTAGTCGACTTCAGAACCAAGATCGCTTCGAGTGCATGTCGTGCCTCTCGCAGTTTCCCGGACAGGTGTTGCGTAAGCGCGGCGTCACGACGAAAGAGGCGCATCGACTCGCCCTTCGTCCGGGATCATTGGAGCTTGAGAGGTTGCGCGAGAAATTGGAGCTTGACGGTCCGCTGCCGACGTCGACTCCCTTCAAGCTCAAGCGTCGCCCTGTCGTCGTGGAGATGCGCGGCGTCAAGGTCACGATCGAAGAGTCCGGGGAATGAAGCGCCTCACATTCGTCCTCGCTGTCCTCGCGGCCCTCGTTGCGCTCATCTTCGTGATGAACGTCATGCAGTGCGCGATGGGTCGGACAGAAGCGCCGCTTGAGCTCAAGTCTTCAACTGACAACTGGCCTCATTGAAAGGATTCCCATGAATAGATTCGTCCTGCTCGCAGCTCTTGTTGCCGTCTCTGCCGCTTCGTTGGTCGCCTTCAAGGCGCCGCCGCCGAAGATGCCCGTTCTATGCTCGCAACAAATCGCGGAGGTGAACGTCTCCGGCGACTATGACAACTCGCTCGTGCTCCAGGTCGATATCGATGGTTATGACACGTCGACCGGCTGCGTCCTTGACTCGATCGACTTCTATGAGACCGCGGATGAGTCGTCTCTGATCGAGATGGAAAATGAGAGCACCACGAATACCGTCGACGTCTACAACTTCACGGCGAATACGTGCCTCGACGCTTATCCGGGTCTTGCCGGCGTCACGTTCTACAGGACCTCCGCGGCAACGTCGATTTGGTCGCGCCTGTGGCAGGGCGTCGACGCGGGCGACTACTCGCCACCGCTCGACGGCTCAACGACGCTTGCGGTCTATGACGGCACGGGCGACTACGATGGAACGAGTGGCAAGATGTTCACGCACTCAAGCCACCTGACCCGCGTTCCGACCGCTAGCACGAGCAACGCGACGGACCTCGCCAAGTTCTCGCATGCGAGTGTTCGGATCTACTACAAGCTCGAGTGGCTGCACTTCATCGACACGCAGCTTCCGACGCTTCACACCAACGGCAATCCGTTGCTCTGCACGCAATGGTCGATCTCGGGCAACCTGACGAACAGCAATGCGCAAATCGGAGCCAACCTGCGCGCTGTCTACCACGGCCACTGACCCCTCGATGCCGATCCAAGCCGGTTACTCGAAGCTCGATCTCGTAACGCTCGCGGTGCTGGAAGTGTCAGTTGAAAAGAGAATCCCGATGCGTGCGCCCGCAGAAGAAGCTCACGCGCTTGCCCGCCGCTGGATCATCGGCTGCCCATGTGGCCGTGGTTGGAACCTCACGGACCTTGGCCGACGAGAGCTCGACCTCTACCTGAAACTCAACACCCCATGACCAACGACGACGAGAAGCCGAAGAAGCCCGCCCGCAAGCCCTCCGAGGAACAGAAGCGACGCATCGCTGAGTCCAACAAGCGCAGGACGGACATGCAGCGTGATCGGCGCGCAGCAATCGACGAGCTGCAAAAGAAGGCGTTTGCCGGCGAAGAGCTCGACCAGAAGGATCTCCGGAAGTTCGCCATCGTCGACGCGCTCGAGGATCTGCGCTCCTCGGATCCCGACACGCGCGCCCGCGGGCAATCGGCCCTCGATGATCTCTGCCCCAACACGGAGCTCGAGCATCATCATGATCCGATGAGGCCGCGAGGCTGAGATGGTCAGGTTCGTCAAGCTCTCGAACAACCACGGCGCGGTCTGGATCGACTTCGATCGCGTTGAGTCTGTTGCGTCCGTGAAGTACGAGCGCCAGGGCTCAGGTCAGCTTGGCGCTGAGATCACGCTCTACAGCGGCTCCTGCGAGTGGGTCAAAGAGACCATTGACGAAGTGGAAGTGATGGCGCGGCTCGTGCCGCTCAGGCTGCCGTCGTGACACGCCCCCGCACGGAGTCGGAAGAGGACTTCGAGGAACGCGCCGCGATCATGGAGTTCGACGGCGGACTCACGCGCGAGGAGGCCGAGCGACGCGCTCGAGCTGCGCAGGATGAGAAACGGGGCCGGTGCCCGCCAGAGCAACCGGCCCCCACTCAGATCATCCAAGGACTCTCGCAAGTCGAACGATCTTGAGCCTACGCCTCGCGCGGTGGTCTCGCAAGAAAGTGCTCTGACCGGCTCTGCCCATCAGGATTCTCACTCGACTCTCTTGCATCCTCCGTGCAGAAGATGCAGGGTGCGCGAAGTCGGCCGGCGTGGGGGTGTCAGCCCCCAGCCCGCCTCAACCACACGAAAGGTGCTTTTCAATGCAGTTGTGCCGAAAAGAATGCGTCGACCCTGCGCGCAATGCAAGGGGGATGCCGTGAGAATGCCCTCGGACGGCTATCTACGACGGGCCGTGTTCGCGGAGAAACAGCCATGAGGCGCGACTACGTGGCGCTCTACGCCACCATCTGCACCAGCGAAAAGCTCGCTGATCTCGCCTCGGACACCAATCGGCTCTTCTACACCTGGCTCCTACCTCAGTGCGACGCCTGGGGCCGCGCTGACGGACGCGCCCGCGTGCTCAACGCGAAGGTCTGGCCCATGCTCTCCAAGAGCCTCAAGGAGACGGAATCCGCGCTCGCCGACTGCATCAGCCATCACCTCCTTCACCCCTACCACCATGCCGAGTTGGTTTGGGTTCAGATCCCGGATTGGGAAGAGAAGGCCGGACGGCTCTGCAAGAACGGCAGACGTGGCTCCTCGGCCTATCCCGAGCCAACTCCGGAGTACTCCGGAGTACTCCTGCAACGAGTGAGTCATTTGCGGAGTACTCCGCTCAGAGGAGAGGAGAGGAGAGAAGAGGAGAAGAACCCCCCTACCCCCCAAGGGGGGAGGCGCGCTCCG